CGTCGTTATGCTGAGGTGGCATGGTTGCAATGGTGGTAGACCATCCATAGAGGATTGCAAGCGCGGGGAGTTTTACTGCTATATGTGCGGGTTTCAAGGATTAGTTAAATTCGAAACCGTTGTTACTGAAACGTTAGTTGCAACCAGATAACCATGCCCCTCTACCTCCTCATCCCGCTCACCATCGTATCCGCCGCCCTCGTTCTTATCGCCGACTCGCTCACCGAGGCGCGGGCGGGTGAAGGGCGGTTGCACTAACGACATGGCTAAGACAACGATTGACCTTGTATGTAAACCGAGAGTTTATAACCTTATTTTCGGTCAACTCATTATTGTTACTGGACTATTCGCTAATGGGAATAAGTTTAGAATTGTAAAATGGGTGTGGTATGAGTAAGTCTGCTAACACAAAGGTAACAGAAAAACGAAAGCCCCCGCCTACCGCATGGAAAAAGGGTCAGAGTGGAAACCCGAAAGGCGCACCCCGACGCGGTATGTCATGGGCTGAGTTGATTAAGGATGTCGGTGAGTTGACCCCGCCCGAAGCAGCCGCGAAGTCGTTAGAGTTATCAAAACAGTTCCTAAAAATCGGTGATGGCGTTACGCTCAAAGAAGCCGTTGTCTTGCGTGTGTATGGCGCGTTGCTATTTGACCCCAACCCCGGCCTGCTGAATGCCTTCATGGATAGAGTTGAGGGCAAGGTCAAGCAGGCGGTAGAGATGACATGGCAAGAGGAAGCAAAGAAAGATGGCGTTGACCCCGATAAACTCAAAGCCGACCTGGTCGAACAATTCGCCGCCCACATGGTTGGACAAGGCGATGGCGGAGGCGTATCAGGAAGCGAAACAGAAGCACCAGAGCGGCGCGGCGGGGACGGGGAGTAGGCTTCCGTTACCAACGACTCACATTGGTCAGGATGCGGTTATAAACTCCACCGCACGTTTTAGTGTTTTGAATTGCGGTAGGCGGTGGCGAAAATCGTCAACGTCCCTTATCAAGTTAGTCCGTGCGGCAGAGGATACACCGAATGGATTGTACTGGTGGGTATGGCCTACCGGCAAGGTGGGGCAGGTTGGGTGGCAGATGTTGCTATCGGCCTGTTCGGGGCAATGGGAAATCAGCGAAAGCCGCCGCCGTGTTACCGCTCCTAACGGCGCTGAGATATGGGTTAAGTCGGCAGACCACGAGGACGGTCTACGTGGTGCGGGTCTTAACGGACTTGTCATCGATGAGTGCCGTGATATTGACGGCAGAGCATGGCGGGAAGTATTGCGGCCTGCCATTGCTGACAAAAAGGGATGGGTCGTATTCGCATCGACACCGCGCGGGTTCGATTGGTTCTTTGAACTTTACCAACAGGCCGAGGATAAGCCGGGATGGGAACGGTGGACACAGACCACATTCGATAATCCAGAAATTGATCCATCCGAAATTGAGGACATGCGCCTTGATATGCCTGACCGCCACTTCCGTCAGGAAATCATGGCCGAGTTTCTGGATGATGCGGGCGGCGTGTTCATTGGCGTAGCATCACTGGCAACCATCCTTGAGCCCGATAATGTCCTCAGTCACCAGAACCATCATGTGGTGGTTGGGATTGATTGGGCAAAGCATTCCGACTTCACCGTATTGACGGCTTATTGTTCGGATTGCAGGCGGGTGGTGGATTGGGGGCGTTTTAACCAGATTGATTACTTCTTTCAGCGCGACCGATTGCGCGAGCTATGCCGTAAGTGGCGCAGCACTACCACGTTACCAGAGCGCAATAGCATCGGTGAGCCAAATATCGAAATGCTGATGCGTGATGGTGTCCCTGTCATGGCTGGGCCGGATGAGAAACCGGGGTTCAACACTTCGGCCATCACCAAGCCGTTGTTGATAGAGACACTCAGGCTGGCCGTGGAGCGAAAACAAATCGCTATTCCCAAAGAGTATCTGGGTGAGATGCAGGCTTACGAGATGACCCGTTCCAAAGAAACGGGAAAGCCGCGTTATAATGCGCCTGAGGGAATGCATGATGACCGCGTGATTTCACTGGCACTCGCAATCTGGGCGGCACAGAACAGCGGCAGGTTCCCGGACAGTCAGCCGCTCCATAATAGCCGGTGGACAAAGGAAGTTAGCAACACCGTAAACACCGACAGCGGCGGTTCGGATAGTGGTGGAAGCAAATTCAAGAGATACTAAATGCAGAAACAGATTGAAGTCATCTATTTACTGATTGGCATTATCATCGGCGCACTTATTGGGGTGGGGCAGCGCGTCCCCCATCGAAACTAATGGCATCCTCCACAACTCCTATTGGTGTATCCGGTCTGCCCGTCTTTGCGGGACGCATCTTTGCCGACTTCCTGCCTGAGATGCGCGGTCTGCAAGCCTATAAACGCTTTGATGAAATGCGGCGCAACTCCTCCACGATTGGCGCGGCGCTTCTGGGGCTTGAGATTGCGGTGCGTGGTGCGACCGAGTGGCGTTATGAGAGTGATGAGGGAGAGAACGATCCCCGGCTCGAACTCCTGCAACGGTCAGACGACAACATGCGGATTAGCCGGAATGACCATATCAGCGAAGCCCTGACAATGCTGTGGGCGGGTTATGCGCCGTGTTCCATAACGTATGAACGAGTCGATGGGGAAATCCTATGGAAGAAAATATATCTACTGGCACAGGATACTATCTGGCGCTGGTACTTTGATGAGGATGGCGGGTTGGAGGGGCTTGAGCAGATGGCTCCCCCGCTGTACAAGACAGAGTACATCCCGATTGAACGTATCATCCTATACCGGACTAAGGTCGAACTCAACAACCCCGAAGGTTACAGCCTGCTCCGCAATGCGTGGATAGACTATTACTTCGCCAAGAATATCAAACAGATTGAGGGTATTGGGATTGAGCGTGACCTGGCGGGTATGCCGTATATCAAATTGCCCTCATCCGCAGATACCTCACCGGGCGGCACGGACATGAACAAAGCTGAGTTGATAGTACGTAACATTCGCAACGATGAACAGGCGGGCTTGATTATCCCCGATGGCTGGGAAGTTGGTCTGATGACATCGGGAGGGACGCGGTTGTTTGACACCGATAAGATTATCAACCGCTATGAACAGCGGGCATTGATGTCTATTATGTCGCAGGTGTTTATGTTGGGGCAGGAGGGAAAGGGGAGCCTCGCGCTCTCTAACGACCAGTCCGACTTCCTGACCATGTTCGTCAATACGATTGCCGACATCATTGCCGAGACGTTTAGCAAGTACGCCATTCCGCGCTTGATGAAGCTGAACGGTTTTGAGTCGGACGGACTGCGATTGGTACATACGCCCGCGAACAAGGTGGAGATGGAGAAGCTGGGGTCGTTCCTGCAATCCATTGGCGACAAGGTGACATGGACGGCTCAGGATGAGGAGTGGTTGCGTGACACTGTTCACCTTCCCGAAATGGATGCAATTGAGATTCAGAAGGAGCGCGACAAACTCAAGGCAGAGCAGGCTGAGGCCGCCGCACAGATGGCGCAGACCCGTCCGGTGGGAAGTAGTAAGCTCACCATCAACGCACAGGATGAGGGGGCGATGCGGGCGGTATTCAGTAAGGCGGCTGTTGAGTTTTCGGCGGCGATGAATAATGCCTGACATCGATAGCGCCGTATCGTCTCTCCGTACAATGGCTGCTGTCCTCGATACGGACTTCTTTACGGCTGAGACGCGCTATGCCGATGAACTGCGACGGGTAGGTGAGGATAAGGAGAAAGATGAGCAACAAAAACGGGATGCGATATTACTGCTCTTGTTACTGTTCGCCTTCCTTGCCTACCAAGAGGGGGTGGAGGACGGCGGGGCGGAAGTAGATCAGGACACGCTCACTATCGCGCAGCGTACCCTTATCAACTCATTCGCAGTCAGTCAAACTGAGTTTGCGGCGGGACTGGCAAAGGCAATGGCTGAACAGGACAAGGCCGATGAAGCGGTGATAACGGCCAATAAGAAATTATCCGAAACCGTAGCGAATACCAGCCAGCCTGCCGATGTCAAGGCCGAGGCGATTGAGCAGGCGAAAGAAGAAGTTAAGCGGGCGCACGAGGCCGCACAGAGCAAGCAGGCTATCGTGGAACGGCGTATCACGATGTGGAAGAACAGCTTGCGAACGATGCGGGCGTTGGGGTTGGCATGGGCGGCGGGTAGTATGGAATTGACCTGGTTTTACGGTGACACTGCCCACTGCCGAACGTGCCTATGGTTGAACGGGCAGACACATCCGTTAGCGTGGTATCTGGAGCATGGCTACATCCCCGGCCAGCCTGGGTCGCCTACGCTGGAATGCGGTGGTTGGGAGTGCAAGTGCGGGGCATATGACAATCGGGGAATCAGGCGGTTATAGGAGCGCGGCTATGAAAACGTTTAAGAATGTTCACCAAAGAAGGCTAGACAGAGAAAATTCCTTGCGTGCTGGCGATAATTATGCGTTGGGAGTTGAGAGTGGATTTGTCCCTGTACCACCTCCCCCTAAAGAGAACGGGATATGTAGTTTTTGTAACTCCGAATGGAAGCCCGACTCTCGCGGAAACTGTGGTGCTTGCGGCGCTCCTAAAGGCAAGGCGTTGGCTTGACCACCATAAAATTCACCTCCGACACCACCTCCGTCCATGTCGTTCTCCGTCACACTGCTGAGATGATAACGCCCATCATCCGCGAGGAGTTGGGTTATGGGATGCGCCGGGCAGGGGGGCGGGTGGCAACGTATCCTCCGCCGCTCCCCAACCAGACCTATCGGCGCACGGGTATTTATGGCGCATCGGTGACCGTAACGCCTCTGGGCGGGCAAGTGGGTTACAGCCTGTCCATGACGGCCAAGCACAAGGGTAAGGCTATATCGTCTTACGTGGGCGGCGACAAGATGGGCAACGGGCAGGCGCGAGTACACATTGGGCGGTGGGTGGTGGCACGTATCGCAGTAGACGAGGAAGTGTACGTGTCTGTGCCGAAAGCGATTGACAAGCGGTTACAGGCCGAAATTGACAAGGCGGATAAAGACCGATGATTACAAAAACTAAGAATATGAACTTTATCGGCCTGCCCGTGTATCGCGCCGAAATTATTCAGGACAATGATGTATATGAGGCGTCGTCTATATTCGGAAAAGCAACCCGATACGTCCGCCCTCCCAGCCGTGCCGAGGTTGAGTTGACTTTGATTGCGGGCGATAACATTCAAGGCATGCAGTCCCGCCTATTTGATATGATGGGTGCACCGTTGTCGGTATCGCGGCTGGGGGATACGATTATCTGCCGTCACTGCGGATTCCGTGTTCGCCCTGGTGTGGTGGAATGCCTGAATTGCGGAAGCGGTGTAACCAGTAAGGTTCCCAAGAGTCGATATGACAGTCTATTCAGGTTTACCGCATCCGAGTTGAATATCAATGGCTGTAGAGATGGATTCAACCTGATTACGATTCGATTACTCGTGTTAGGTAAATTAACCTATAGCGATAACATGTTTGGCGAATGGCATACGACCCACCGCGAGGACGGGTGGTTGTGCGCCTACTGTAATAGTGTCAATCACGACTCATGCAGTCATTGCCAGTTTTGCGGGGCGGGCGAATTGCCTTACAGCGATATATCCCACTTATCCAAGAACTGCCTGTACTGTGGCTGTGACCTGAACGGTCTATCGGTCTGCCGTTCCTGTGCATCGGCGCAACAGGGATATTCAATGTGGCTTCCGAGTCGAGACAAGTGGAATTAGGATAAAGACCGATGAACGAACTCACGGACTATCTAACACGGCATGAGACATTTATAAAACAAGGCGACACTAGCGCATTGATTGTAGGTCGTTGGTATTGGTGCAAGACTATTCGAGAGAACGATGACGAAGGCAATCGTATTCGCTGGACGCCGTTAGAGCGTACCGGGTCGGGATGGTGCAACGGTGACTGTTGGGAACCCAGGGACGATGAAGTGAAAGAATACAAACTCATACCGTTACCGGAGGAATTGAAATGACCTTCACCCTGACCATTGCCGTTATATGCATAGGTATCGCCGCTGTTTTCTATATCCGCGATAACGTTGGCAAGGCCTCCTTCTGGATGCTGGCCGCTATCTTCACGGCATTGATTGGCGGCTGAGTGACGAACGGAAACGGTCATCATGCATCGCCCCGAATCGCCCCGGCTGATTATCGGCATACTTGTGGGCGGCTTCTGTTTCGCGGTCTACTCGTGGAGGGGAGCGAGATACAGATACGATGCCCCAAATGCGGCAAGATGTGGGTTGTTCACACGAACGGCACGAGCGTGGTATCGCCTTCCCTGATTGCCGACAATCTAATTATGGCGGTAGGCGTGACCGGATAATCGTATTTGACTTATTTTCGTAATTGGCATAAACTACACACATTCTGGCATGGTGTTGCAGGTAGACGGCTTCTGCTTGCAACACCTAAACCAGAATACTTATACAGAGCGCCTTGAGCGCCGCGACAGAACGCCTAGAGCGTCTTGGTTCCAGCAATGGAGCTAGGGCGCTATTTTTTGTTTACTCATGACCACCGACTATCTCTCTCCCCTTGAAAGTTACGTCGCCACCAAAGCAGGCCAGCCCTATTTGTGGATGCCGTTTGGCGTTATCAAGAAGGGGAATAAGACCCGCGAAGTCACGCCAGAATTAGCCTCACAGTTCAAACTCCCGCATTTCAAGCCTCCGATTAAGTTGGGTAGCCATGAAGAAGTTACCCCGGCGGGCGGGCACATTGTCGGGTTTGAAGTACGCGGGGACGGGATTTGGGTAACACCTGAGTTAGTACCCAATGGCGAGAAGTCGTTACAAGAGGGTGCATACCGCTATCACTCACCGGAAGTCATCTGGGAGGATGGGACGATTCAGAATCCGACCACGGGCGAAATGATGAAAGGCCCGTTTATCATGGGCGATGCACTACTGCATACGCCCCATCTGGGCGAAAGTGCCGCCCTATACACGTATGAAACAGGAGAACAACTTATGGAAACCGTATCTGTTCCTAAAGACTGGTTTACTGCCGTTCTGGAAAAGATTGGCGTAAAACCGGAAGCGCCTAAGGAAACAATTCCCATCGACCCCACCACGACCGAGCAATACAAGGCGGTGGTTGCTGATGCGGAAAAGTACAAGATGGAACTGGAACGCTTTCAATCGGAAGGCGTAAAGACCGCCCGCATCGATAAGTTTTCGGCGGAGTTGAAAGCCAGCACGAAAGTGGCCGAAGGCAATATCGCCGAAGTGCTTGCCAGTCTGAGCGATGAACAGGCGACCGTCATCATGACTCAATTCAAAGCCTTGTCGGCTCAGATTGATGAGTCGGCCTTGCTCAAGAATACGGGCAAGCAGAAGTTGAATGACGGCTCAGACGCCAATCCGGTGGCATTGTACGACGCTGCCGTGAAGTCAAAGATGGTGGAAGCCAAAGTTTCGTATAACGCCGCTGCCGAACTGGTAAACGGCGAGAAGCCCGAATTGTTCGCCGCCTATGCCGCAACCCTGCGGGTCACGGGCGCACAGGGAGAATAAGACATGAGTGCAGGTATTCCAGGTAATTCAAGCCCCGCCTATATCCCCGGCCTGACCGCAGGTGGTAATTTGTCGTCACAGATTTACAAGGCGGTCAAGTTCGCATCGACTGCCAACGCAGTCATTGCGGTGGCGGCCACCACCGATGTCTCCATTGGTTTCCTTGCCAATGCGCCGACTGCGGGACAGCCCGCACTGGTTCAGAATCAAGGTGTGGCCGTGGCGATTTCAGGTGTCACCGATTTGAACTATGGCGAAAACGTAGGCTACAACACGACCGGGCAGGTGGTTGACCACGTAACGGACAACCGCATGAGTTCGGGTCGTTCCATCGATACCTCGACCGCAGTGGGCGATTATGTTCGCATTGCCCTGTACGGTGGCGGTTCACAGCGGTACTAATCCAAGCGCGTTATTCAAGGGAGATTTAATCAATGGCAACACCTACCATCAACCAGGTACAGGCCTACGAGCCGGTACTTACCAACTTCCTGATTGGATACATGCAGGCGGATGACCGCTTTCTGGCGTCACGCCTGTTCCCGCCTGTCGCTATCGAAAAGGACAGCGGCCAATACTGGATTTTCACCAAGAAATATTTCTTTATGCGCTCACTGAAACCACGTGCGCCGGGTGGTGACTTCCAGTACATCTCGCAGGGTGTGGAGACGGATACCTTTGTCACCATCCAGAACGCCCTCGGTTTCAATATCCCTGACGAAATTCGTGATAACTCACAGATTCCGTTGTCTCTTGAGCAGACCTTCCTTCGGCAGGTGGCGCAGACCTCCATGATTGAGAAGGAAGTTCAGTTCTCGACCGACTTCTTCGCCAATGGCGTCTGGGGCACAACCGATAACAACGCCACCACCGACTGGGACGATTTCACCGCCTCTGACCCGGTGAATGACATCCTGACCGCCCGCCGCACCGTGAGCAATAACACCGGTGTAGACCCCAATACTATGAGCATGGGCTTTATCGTTGACCAGGCGCTCCGCAACCACCCCGATATTATTGACCGGGTGAAATACACGCAGGCTGCAACCCAGCCCAACATCGAGTCGGCGCTGGCCGCCTGTTTCGGTGTGGCGAATTACTGGGTTGGCAAGGCGACGTACTCCAACACCAACGAAGCCGCAGCCTTCTCTGCCACTGCCATTATTGACGATGACTGTCTTGTGTGTCAGGTCAATCCGGGCGCAGGCCTGTTTGATGTGACTGCTGGCAAGACCTTCTTCTGGCAGGCAGGTGGCGGCATGGGCAGTATCTACCGCGACCCACCCCGCCGCAATCACGGCGACGATTTCCAACACAAGGAACAATGGGATCAGAAAGTCACCGCGGCTGACACCGGCTACCTGTTTTTGGACGTAGTGTAAGCCTGTCTGTCTCAGGATAAGGAAAACAGATTATGGCTGGACATCCTCAAAGTTCTCCACGCGGTTTGTGGGCAAAGCAACAAATTAATCTTGGCCCGTCCGGTTTGGTGATGGGCGCAAATACGACTGGGTATGTGGTTACGACCCGTACCGCCCTGCCAAGCACTCAAACACTGGCAAAAATTGCCGTGATTGAAAACTCTACGGGTGTGACCCGGTTAGCGGTCAACACCACGGGAACCACATGGCGGTATTGTGCAACAACCGCCCTGATTACCGGGTAACTGATTATCGACAAACGGCAGCGGGAGTAAGGCGACCCGCTGGTGCGCGCTCATCAGCGCGTCACCGACCCCGCTGCCTTTTGTCTCTGAGCGCGCAGAGACTATGAAAAACAATAAAGTAACACCGCAATACACGGGTTCATGCTATATCGGCGTTGTCGGGGGGGACAATGAAATCGGGGAGTGCCGGGATAGCATCGAAGGACTACAGCGACGGAATGGGGATACACCGCCCCTTCCCATTCGTGCCACCAAAGGCTACGAGGCGCGTGGCCTTCACTTAGACCGCTGGTATAACCAAACTCAACACAGTTTCATGTTACTGCTTGACCACGACATGAGATTCGAGCCGGATACACTGGAGCGATTGCGTTCGCACAAACTCCCGTATGTGTCCGGTTACTATTTGCGCCGCCGCTATGCCCCGATTGCCCCGGTGTGGTTTGAGAAGGGAAAGCCGGGTGAATGGCCGATGAAGCCGTGGACGGGTGACCCAGAGCGTGGGAAACTGCATGAGTTGGGCGCAAGCGGCTGGGGCTGTATCTTTATCCACCGTAAAGTAATCGCTGATATGCTTCCCCTGCTTGAGGGTGAACTGCCCATCCTTGAGGACGATATGGACTTGTGGCCTTATGATTTGGGGGCTATTATGGGGGCAATCAAAGCACTCCGCACCCTGACCAAAGAGAAGCCGTCACCCTCAACGCTCTGGCCTGCCATGAATGAACATGTCACCACACTCGAAAAACAAATACGGCCCTTGCGGGCGGTCAAGACGCCAGTAGGGTCTGATATTCGTTTCCCTTTCTTTGCGGCAATGGCGGGTTATACGTTGATGGGTGACCCCGATGTCCGCCCCGCCCACATGCTCAACTACCCGCTCACGCCCGACGATTACAGTCAGACGCCCGCTGAGACCATCCAGAAACAATCCGAACAGATACAGGCGGGCGTCCAGCCGGAGCGGAAACTGATTCGGGATGCAAGGCGGGCGTTGAAATGAAAACCCTGTTTATCTCCTCCGGCCCCTACGAGTGGGGAAGTTCCCGTATGCGGTGCTATTGGCCCGCGAAGTACATGAAGGATACCGATGATGTTGAAGTAAAGAGCAGGGATGAAATATTCGGAAAACCGTGGGTGGAATCGGTAAAACATATCATTAATGCAGATACCATAGTTTTCCAGAAGCAGTCGGCTTTTGATTTTGATGTTGTTCGACACTGTAAAGAATTAGGAAAGAAAATAGTATGGGATTTATGCGATCCTGTGTGGTGGTGGTCTCCTGACCTTACAAGGCAAATATCGCCACTGTGTAATATAATCACATTTTCAAGTGATGGCTTGATGTCAGATTTTTGCAATTGGGAGAAACCAATAAATTTCGATCCGAACATTAGAGTTGGTGTCATCCCTGACCGCCTCGACCTCGACCACTTCACCCGTCAACGTGTTCACTCCGAACATACTCCTATTCGCTTTATCTGGTATGGCGTGGCAGTCAACCGCATCGCAGTCTATGCGGCATTGGCAAATCTTGAGCGTCTGGCATCGAATGGGGTAAAAATTGAGTTGACGATTTGCGATGACAGGCCGGATGCACCGATGCAAGTGACCGACCTATTCCCGATATATAATGTGAAGTGGGATTTGACGCAGGAAGTCGATGTACTGACCGCGCATGATGTGGCGTTACTGCCGCCCTACCCTGGCCCGTGGGGGAAGGTGAAATCTAATAACAAGAAGCTGACCGCGTGGGCGTGTGGACTGCCTGTCACAACGGGCGAACACTATGCCGAGTTATACGACCTGTGCCACATGCTGGAGATGCGCCAATCACTGGGAAGCGCAGGCCGCTTTGATGTCGAGACGAACTGGCGAGCGGAACAGAGTGCGGCGCAATGGGAGACGATATTAAATAGATGAACATTGTCATAGCAAATTCTGTAGGGCGATTAGATAATGGAGATTTAGTCGTTGAATTTCCATCACGTTGGTCATCTGCCGTAGCCCACAAAGTCGATGGGCGTTTCGACTTCTATCCTTACGAGCTAGGGCTGACTGCCGCCATGCTCAAGCGCGACCTCCCCCCTAATTGGGCGAACGTGATTATGGTCGATGGTTGCCATGAGTGTTTATCGGCAGAGCAGTATATCGAACGGTTGTCTAAACTAGAACCCGTCATCCTGATTACCGAGTGTTCGGCGCTTACCTATCCCGCCATGACGCGAGTCGCAAGGGGATTACGGGAGCGCGGTATGCTGACAGGCGGCGCGTTTCTGGCTGGCCCGTATGGGATGTACAACCCAGCGCAGGCCATGAAGGACGGATGGAGTCTGCTACAGGGCGAATACGAATACCAGATAGCCGATGCGTTCCGTATCGCCCACCCCATAGGCGACTATGTGGATTTGGATTGGCTTCCGTTCGCCGAGGATGACGATGTAAGCCGGATTGAATACGAGGAGCCGTTCGGCAACCCCTACCCCGGCATGGTGCAAATGTACGCCTCGCGTGGCTGCCCGTTGGCCTGCAAGTTCTGTGTTGTGCCGATGTATTACGGCGGCCACGGCAAGAGCCACAAGAGCCATCGGGTCAGGAATGTTGATAGTGTCTGCGATGAACTGGAATACCTTGCCAATAAATACAGCGGGCGATTCAATGGCGCATACTTCCACGAGGAAACGCATAACGCGAATCCGGTGTGGCTGGACTCCCTGTGTGATCGGATTATTGACCGTGGCCTGAATCGGTATGCCTATGATGCGATGTGCGGGTACTGGACATTCACCCAACCGCTTATCCGTAAAATGGCAATGGCGAATTACAAAAATATCCGCATCGGGATTGAGTCGTTATCGGACGGGGTAGGCAAACGCATCGGCAAGGTTGTGTTTGAGGATAAACTCATTAAGGTGCTGGAGTGGTGCAAAGCCTACGGCATTCGTACCTATGGAACGTTACAGGTGGGCGCTCAGGGTGCAACCGAGAAGGGTGACATGGAGACCCTCGACTCTGTTCTGGAGTTGCGACATCGCGGGCTATTGGACATCTGGCAACACAGCATCAGTACCCCCCAGCCCGGAACGCCCTTTTATGATGAAGTCAAGCAGGCGGGTTATTTGATTACCGAAGATATTAGCCGGTTCAACGGGGTACAGTCGGTAGTGTCGTGGCCGGACTATCCCGCAGACCGTATCAATGCCGTTCGGAGGGCGTATCTAAGCGCATGAAATATACGCCGATTTATATATATAGTTTTGAGCCGGATAAAATGGAGACAAGTTCATCTGCTGAGTGGGTGTGGAAGCACCCACATGTCGCGTCGTTTTTTAGAATATTCGGTTTCCACGCCATTCTAAACAATACAGGCGATACACCGATATATTTTTGGGACTACAGTTATGTCTGATAATTGGAGCGCGTATCGTGATTACTGGGACAACCATGCCCGCGCCGTTGGGGCAGAGCAGGCCGTGACGGGATTGGGAAACGAATACGAGCAGGTGATTGGGGATGTGTTGCGGAAGGTAGCACCGCATGGTGTTCATAGGGTGTTGGATATTGGATGCGGGGCAGGTCGGACTTATCCTGTAGTCAAGGGAATATGGCCTGACTGTAATTATTATGGCGTCGATGTCAGCATTGAGATGATAGCCTATTGCACGAAAAAGTTTCCGGACGCGGCATTTGCGGCGACAAATAGCACGACCCTGTTATCACCCAGCGACTATATGGACTTGGTAATTTGTCATTCCGTGTTCACCCACATATTCCCCGATGATGTCATGGAATATTTGAATGAAATAAAACGAGTGTTGACCGTCATAGGCCGCGCCAGCATCAGCATCCATACCGATACTGAAATGAACTGGCACGGCAGTATCAACCGGATGAACTACCGCCCCGACTACTTTGAGGGGATGCTGGAGGATGCGGGTCTAAAGATATACAACCGTATCCCCGGTAATCAGTTGGTGTACGGGGTGGGGAAATGAGACTGTGTATTCTCCATCGCCCCAATGCCATCAGCGGCGGCGATTTTGTTGCGCTAAAAGGTTATGCGGGTGCATTGCACGACAAGGGCGTGGAGGTGCTGTTACGCTCCGCGAATCAGGTGGGCAGTCTCGACTCGTTTGATTACGTCCATCTATGGGCAGCCTGTTCGCCGGATTGGGGCTTGCCTGCCGCGCGGGAAGTCGCATCACAGAATAAACGATTGCTCGTGACCCCCTTCTGGTGGAGTCGAACCGAACGGCAGACGTTCTTTGGGCGCGAGGGTCGAGATTTGACTGAGGGCTATACGCCTGCCGTGGCTGAGACGCTACGACTCGCCAATGTGCTATTCCCCGTGACTATGAGTGAGGCGGTGGAGTGCTGGAAACTTGCGCCAAACAAGGATGTCTGGATTGTACCGATGGGGATTGACAGACCCTCCGTGGAGGCACAAGAGCCGGAGGATTACGTGCTATCCATTGGCCGGATCGAGCCACACAAGAATCAATATATGCTGGCGGAGGCGTGTAAACGGTTGGGTTACAAGTTGGTTATGGTCGGCAAGACCACGAGTGAGGGATACACCCAGCAGGTGGTTGAGGCGTCCGGAAATCAGGTCACCATCATTCGAGACGCCAGCAACGAGGAACGCGACAGGCTACTCGCCTATGCCCGCGTTCATGCCCTGCCGTCCTTCTTTGAGAACCCAGGTTTAGTCCACGGCGAGGCGCTATCGATTGGAGTACCAACTGTAGCGGGGTCGCATGGGTGTGAGCCTGAGTTTTATCGTGAGTCGCCGTTCTATTGTGACCCTACAAGCCTTGACAGCATCACCCATGCCCTAGAGGATGCGTGGTCGTACAAACGGTGTATGCCGGACTTGGAATTGCCCACATGGGAGATTGCCGCATTGCGGGCACTGGAGTGTATGGACTAATGCTAACCGAGCGAAGCCGAGAGATACCGTTCCTGCTCAATCATGCCATTGGCGCACGCAACCTGTTAGACATCGGGTCGGCAGGCAGCAAGTACCTGGCGGCGTTGTCACAGGTCGCCCACAAGGTCACCGCCATTGACACACGGGAGTTTGAAGCGCCTTACGGCGTGGAGGGCTATGTGATGGATGCGAGCAACCTCCCCCCAGAATGGACGGGGCGATTCGATTGCGTTTCTTGCATTAGCGTCCTTGACCACGTGGGTCTGGACGCCTACGGGAATGAGAGTGACCCGTATGCATTATTGCGTTTGGTTTCAGAGATGGGGCGGGTGACTGCAACGGGCGGCAGGCTGATTGTGACCGCACCTGTGGGCCGGGCGCAACTAACGACGCACCCCAATGGCGGGCAGAGGGTGTTTGACCCAGACGACCTTTATGATTTATTGGATGGTAGTTTCGCGTCTAAAGAGGTTGAAGGATGGGTGCTACAGGGATATGACGACGACTCTTACGGATACGTGCTGTGTAACCATATAGGGGCATTGAAGTCGTTTGAGTATATGGAAACCCACGCAGGCGCTTGTCTATGTATGGAATGGATTAGACTATGAAAATCGCCGCCCTCATTATTGGAATCGACGGATGGGAACAGTACACCCTGCCGCTGATTGAATCTATCCAACGCTACGAACCCGATACCGAGATTGTCGTGATTGACAACGGCAGTACGATTCCTTATCCACCTTACCCGTTTGTCCGCTACACCGCTCGCACCTGCTACGCGAAGGCAATCAATACAGCGGCTACGTTCGCACCGGATGCGGATTGGTACATTATTTTGAGTAATGATGTGGTGTGTAACGAAAAATTCCATTACATTTTACAGGCCAATAAAGACGATTCAATTCTTGGTGAAATCCACCACGTAAATAATATACCGTTTGCGATGGGCTGGTGTGTCTTTACTCGCCGCAAGGTGTTTGAGGAAGTGGATGGATGGGATGAAAACTATGTCGTGAGTAGTTGGGAGGATGTAGATTACTCCATGATAGTAAGACGGAGTGGATACGATGTAACCGAACTGGTTACTATGCCCTTCACCCACCTTGACCAGCGGCAGCGGTTCGGTATGCCTGAGTTTCAGGGGACGCACGAACGAAACAAGCAATACTTTATGAAAAAGTGGGGCTTGAGTTGAATTTTATCGACCCTCGCGCAAAGGTTTTCCATCACCCGCACCGCCTCGCCATGATAAAGGCGGGCGGCGTTCCTCCCCCTGTCAACGTCGAGATTGACCTGACGAATCGATGTTCGCTTGGTTGTGAATGGTGTCACTTTGGGTATACCCACACACGCGGGTTACTGGCAGGCAAGCGCGAAAAACCCGATGGCGCAATTGCGGGCGGCGATGTGATGGAGACCCGACTGGCTCGGAAGATACTGACTGACCTGTCATTGGCAGGCGTCAACTCGGTTACATGGACAGGCGGGGGCGAACCGACGCTCCACCCTGAGTTTGACATGATTACGTCGGCCAACCCGCTCGAACAGGGCATTTACACCCACGGCGGCCATATCTCGCCAGAGCGCGCCGCCATGATGAAAGAGCGGTTTATGTGGGTCTATGTGTCTCTGGACTGCCCTGACCGCACCAGCTACCGCCAGAGCAAGGGCGTGGACTACTTTGACCGCGCTACGGCTGGTATTCGCAACCTGGTGGAAGCCAAAGGCACGGCTACAATTGGCGTCGGTTTTTTGATTTCTTCCGAAAATTGGCGTACAATAGATGCGATGGTGGCGTTAGGCCACGAGTTAGGGGCGGATTACATTCAATTTAGACCCGCTGTTCAATACGAACAGACAGCGCCGGGTTGCCCTGCCGAGGATACGGCTTGGATGACCGATTGCATTAAGGCGTTGGAGTGGGTCTCTACCTCCAAAGTGATCGTTGATATTGACAGATTCCGAATGTACCGGGACTGGAATGGGCACGGCTACAACACCTGCTACTATAGCGGCCTGTCTACGGTTATTACCCCGAATGGCAATGTGTGGACTTGCGTCAACAAGCGCGAGCACGCCGGGGAGATGATGGGTAATTTGAATGATGAGTCGTTTTCGGATATTTGGGCACGACGAACCCTCGCGCATGTGAACGGCGATTGCCGGGTGATGTGCCGTGGACATATTGCAAACCTGACACTGAATGAAGTGATGAAAGACACAGCGCATGTCAATTTCATATAGAGAACCAAACTTTGAAGGATTGACCGTTAAAAAACTTAGCCGCAAGGAATTCTACGATATATACACACGAGTTCCGAGATTGTGCGTTGACTGTCTTATTTATGATAAATACGATGATGGTAAGGTTTTCTTAACAAAAAGATGCATACAGCCTAACATTGGTTATTGGCACATTCCTGGTGGTACGGTGTTGATGGGCGAGAGTGTTCCACAGGCTGTACAACGCATCGCCCTTGAGGAAACAGGATTTATTGTATCCATTGGCGAATTGATTGGATACATCGAATACAGGGATTACGACATAGGCAGACAATCTATATCTATGGTTTTCATATGCCGAAAGGAAGGCGGGGATTTCCGAGGCAGTGAGCAGGGTAATATCGGAGAATGGTTTTATGTGGGCGATGCTGAAATTCCAGACCCCATGTATCCCGAGCAAGTAAAATTACTATTGGAGATTAACCGATGACAGCATATAAAGTAGTCACCACCAAACCGGAAGATACCTTTATCGTAAACGGGCGCACCTACAAGGACGGCGACGATTTCACGCCCCCGCCCAACTGGAAACGTGACGCCGAATATGAACGCATCGTAAAACGCACCACGTTTACCTATGATGAAGTATCGAAAACACGCCGTGACTTGCACGGGCAGAAACTGGCGTCTGTGGATACCATTCGGGTAATATTGCCCGTGCTGGAAGTGTAATGCCCGAATATCTGTACCGCGACCCGGCAGGGCATGAATTGGAGATGGCACACCGGATGGCCTACGGGACGGCGGTAGTGTGCGAGTGCGGTCTGCCGATGCACCGCGTGATTCTTCCAGTGTCAATCAACTGGAATGGCGGCAGGGCAGGCTATGAACCTGCCCCGGACGTACAGGAACTTATCAGGACTGCCCCCCAGCGACGGGAGGAGTTTTTAAAGGTCAAAGATGGACACAGGAAAAGAACCGCAGCCGAAAAAAGGCGTCTCCGCCAAACCGACCCCACCTACGGCACAACCCACCATCAGATATTTGGTAAATAAGCCGTTCTGGTATGCCGGGAAGAATCTAAAGAGCGGCGATACGTTTCACCCCATTGGCGGTAAATGGGACAGTCAATTGATTTCAGGCAAGGGCGGCTATGTCAGGCGCGATGAGTCCGCAATGCCCCAGCGTGGGCGGAGGAAGTAATCATGGCAAAGCCTCGTGTCTTAATGGGTCTGTTTGTGCCTGTCGCTACTCAGGTTATCAACTCGACCAACAGCACATCGGTGGCGGTCAACAGTACGATTCGCACTGGTCTAGCAAGCCGTTTAGTGATTAGCGTGGAGACTAACAACGCCCGCTATCGGGATGACGGTACAAACCCAACGGTGAATACGGGCATTCTCTTTACCGTCGCAAACAGCCCGTATGTTATTAACGGATACAACCGCACCAGCAATTTCAAGTTTATCCGACAGACGGGTGCTTCTAAGATTACGATTATCGGGTACAAGAATCAGGGAGATTCGTAATCGGTGCTAGAGGAGATGTGGGGTCGGTCAACGATGGGAAGCTCCATGCGGATGGGCGGCGTGGGAACGTTTACGCCCCCGCCCACTTTCACCGGCCTGCTCGACCTCGTGCCGAATGCCGCCGCCGCATACTCGGTAGCCCGTAAACTCAGGGCGGCGTATGCAGGTAGCGCGATACGTTTGCGTGAAGATGCAGGCAACACCGAGATGGACTTCGGGTTCACGGGCGCGAACTTCGAGACGGATGTAGCGGCGATTGCGGCGTGGCTGATATTAAACGGCGCTACTAATGCTTATGTAACAAAGATTTATGACCAGAGCGGGAATACGAGGGATGCGAGTCAGGGGACGGCAGGAAATCAGCCGTTATACACAGCATCGGCGTGGAATGGAAAGCCCGGCGTAACGTTTGCGGCAACCGATAAGCTAAGCATAACGAGCTTTAACCTTGCGACGTTCAGTATATTTGTGTCTCAAAAATCTACACCAGTAACAACGGAAGAACAGTTTTTCCTGTTTCACACGGACAATAGACAGGTTTCATACAGAAATACGGCGACGAATAGAATCTCACTTTACGACGGCGCAAACAATCCAGTGTCCTCGGTTTTAGCGGTAGGCAGAAGTGTTCAATCGCTTCTTGAATACATTGGAAATAACCCGACGATTAGCTTCTTTCAGAACGGTGTAGCGTCAGGAACAGGAACAGTGGGCGCGGGCATGAAATTGAATATGATGGGTTCTCAAGATGGTGGTGCTTTCGTCAATGGATTTATGCTTGATACTGTTATTTATGACTTGGCACTATCAGCAGGAAATCGGCAGACAGTAGAAACCAATATCAACGCGTTTTATGCGCTGTACTAAATAACACCATGACCCACTATCTCCCCTTCCCCACTCCCGAAGCCGCCTACGGATTACATCGTTATGATGTTGTGGCCGTTGCCGGATTGGTCAAACAATATACGTGGTTGCATGGAAGCGGTATCGGGACGGGTCAGTCTGAATTCGTGGGACGCGAGTCTAGTGATGAAAGCCGAACCTTCACCGACCCATTGCATCGCGGTTCCATCGTCAATCTCGGATTGAATAAAGATTCTCTCGTTATTGTCGGAGTTTCGCCTGAGCGTTATGGTTTGAATTGATAATAGATTGGGCATGATGATATTCCTTTCGAGTTTTATTATATGACAAAATACCTTCCTTTTCCAACTCCTCAAGCCGCCGAAGCCCGCAACCGCCAGATTGCCCGCCGCCTCGGTTGTGGCCGCAATCCAGAGGATGTGACCCGTGAGTGGTTCTCTGTGCTAGAGAAGCGTGGCCCTGCCGATGAGCAGGACAACTCAAAGGATGTTGCCTTTGTCGTGCCGGATGATGAATACCCGCTTCTTGACTTGGAAGAAGCGAATGGGCATGGTTATCTAAAAACCCACGAGGCGAAGGCTATGCCCGTCAACCCTCAGACTGTGGAAAAACTCAAGACGGACGCGCAATTGAAGGCAGACGGTTGGCATCCATTCAAGGATGTTCCGAATGTGGAATTGGAAGCGCCGCCGATTGTGATGGGGATGGGGATTAGTTCGCAGTGGACATGGGATAATGCCATAAAGCCGATGATGAAGGCAATCAATTTATGATTGAGGAAATATTCAGTATCCATCCCTTTGGGCGTATGTCCATTGGCGGAAACGCCAGTGCGGTTATATACCTCATCCGCGATGATTTTACGACAGCGTTAGCGGCAGGGGCAGTCAATGGCTCACCGAATGTTCCGGGTGGAACACTTACCAGTACCCGTGTTTTGATTGATTCGGGCAGCAAGGTGTCTATTGCGGGCGGCGAAATCGTATGGACATCGGGTGTAGGAAACGTTGACCCGGCCATGCGGGAGAGCGGCGCAATCACCCGTGCGTCAGGTCGTGTCTTTCTGGCTCAAGTCAAGGTGACATCAATTCAAGTTCAGGTGGGGTGGAATAACAGCACCACCGTCTCGCTTGCCAATCGCCGGGGCGTTCTGGACTTTGCCAATAGCGAGTTATATGTCATCTGGAATAACGGCGGGAGTGCGACTCTCATCGGGGCTTACGTTATCGGCACAACCTATCAGATGGCAACGGTGTTACTCGCGACAGGTAACATGATATTCGTAAAGGGCGGTATATACACATCATGGAGTTTACTGTGGATAGACCGCACCGATACCGGTGCTACGGTTTATGCGGCATTCTACAACATCGGGTCGGGTAGCAATGTCGCACTCGACAACTTTCATGTTCCTGATCCATTGTTTCTCCCGTCCCCCCTGGCTTACGATACGTTCACCCGTGCCAATGGCGCGTTGGGGAATAGTGAAACCACTGGCCCGGATGGGCAGGTTGTTACCGCACGGGCATGGACGCTCCAGAATGGGACAATTGCGATTGTCTCGAACACCGCAAGCCTGACGGTTCTGGGTGGCCTCACGGCTTACGCCACGGTCAATGCCGGGTCGGCAGATGTAATGATTGACGTTGCGGTGACCCGCACACTCGGTTCGGGTGGAATTATCCTGCGCTATGTCGATGCAAATAATTACATCATCGCCTACCACAACGGGACAAACTGCCGGATTGATAAAGTGGTGGCAGGGTCAACGACAAATGTCGTTACGGCCAACCCCACTTATAGTGCGGGTGCAGTCGTGCGAGTTGTGTGTTACGGAACTAAATTCAGATTGTTCTATGCGGGGGCAGCGGTGGGGAGTGAAGGCACAATCGCCGACGCCGCGTTACAGACATCAGCATTATTCGGTCTGTATGGTTCGGATTTATCAGCGGTCTGGGATAACTTTACGGTGTGGAGTCGTGGCCTTGATAATGCCTACTCGACACTCGATTCGTATTTGTCGTAAGGAATTATATGAGCCTGCGTCCCGATTCATTCTCCAGCACTTCCGAAGTCCGAGCGTTCACGCCGCATCTGTTGTCGGCCAATAGTACGGGGCAGGCGACATTCAATAGTACGACCCGTCCGACTCTGGTGCAGTTGGAGAAGTTCATTGACCGCGCCAGCGGGATTGTGAATGTGGCGTTGTGGAAGGCGGGATTTGACCCGGCCTCGGTGCGTGCCAACAGCACCGCGAAGCTGACCTGCGACGATTGGGTGACCGACCGGGCAACAGCCTATGCGGAATTGACGCAGCGCGGGGAAGGCTTTGGGGGGGAGACAGGCAGCCGACACGGGGCGTTCTTGAATCTTATCAAGAGCGCCGATGAATTGGTAAGCGATAACTCGCTGGGATTCAAGCGGATGGGGATTGCGGTGGCGAACCCGTCCAGCGAAGGTCTGTATTTTACGGGTCTGCCTGCCGAACAAGATCGGACTGACCCACTCAACCCGGCACTGGAACAGCCTATCTTCCGGCGCGGACAGTTCAATAACCGAGAATTTGACGATGGCCCACGCCGTGACAACGACTGGAATGGTGAATAATGCTCCCTGATTATCCACGTGCCGAATCATTATTGCTTGCTCAAATACGGGCGGTAGATGGGTATAATCAGGAGAATACCTTTGTCGGGAAGTGGGGTATTCTCAATAATGGGAAGTCGGCCAAGTATGCCATTATCCGTCCTGGCGCAAACACTATTAGCTATGGGTCGGCGCGGGTGGATGTGAATTGGACATCGATTGTAGAGATTTACCAGAAGTATTTAGATGATGGCCCAAGCCTGACAAGCCTGGAGGGTGATGTGCGGGCGGTGATGAACAGACTCATCCTGTATCCGCACATGGGCGACACCACGGGTGCAATAACACAGGCGGCGATTACGTCGATGGCCGAACCCGTGCGGGTGGACAGTTCTCCCAATGGCCCATATTGGCTAATGCAAGCACTTACTATTACCTGGCTGGAGCAAATAGTAGTAGAGTATTTGGAATAGAAAAATATAGCCCTTGAGCGCGCAAGGAACAAGGACTATAGACAATGGCACTAAGATTCAAAACTCACCGCGATATGGGGTTCTACCTCGACAACAACGCCGGTAGTTTGACGAATATCTCCCCCTACATCAACCAGCAGGATTTGACCCGTACCGTTGATATGCTGGAAAGCGAGGGTATGGGTGAGGAAGAACGAACCTTCCTACCCGGTCTCGCAGGAACAACGGTAGCCATTAATGGACAGTGGGATTCCACTGCGGATGCTATCTTTGGCCCCCTCATCGCTGACAACACCACCGACACTAAGACCGCAGCCTTCAAGTCTTACTCGTCCCGTTTCTACAAGGGCGAGACCTGGGTTAATAACTTCCAACTCTCAGGCGGGCGTGACACGCTGGAAACCTTCTCGGCTGACTTGACCTTTACGGGCGCAGTTACCCGTACCAGCGTGGTCGGGTCTTAATACAACTCATTGGAGCGCGACAAATGAAATATGAAGAACCGGAGCTCGGTGTCAGTTTCACGATCCCTGACAAACTAACCGTGGGCGTCCAGCTTGAATATCACTCCATTCGTGATTTTTACGAACCGGAGGAGAAGTGGCTGAAAACATGGGAAGCATCAAAGGTTATTGTTGAGGATTGGAAGTGCGGTTTATTGCCTGACATGGAAAAACTCAATATCAACCAGACTGACCCACGGATTACTAAAATCGTCCGATGGACAGCGGGTGAAGCGGCGGCGCACATGGCGGGGCTAGAGTCCGTCCCAAAAGGGTGATTGCGCGGGTGGTTGATTTTGTAGACGCCTCGCGCAAGGGATTGAAGGACGTTGACCCACCCGCCATGCTGAAACTCGGCTTTATGTGCGAGGATGGGAAGTTGCCACTGAATGGCGGGGTATATGAACAGGATGCCGCTACGATGTTCCAGATGCGGGCATGTTTGGCCGTACACGATACCCTTGTCTATTATCGCAATCTCAAGGGCAAAGAAATACACAATTTGACGAACGGACAGCGTTCATTATTGCGGGTACTCAAGGAACAGGGATTATTCACAGGGTAATGGGTTGACCTTATGGCAGATGTAAAAATCGATGCAGTCGCGGAAGTTGACGATTCCGTAAAGGGCATGGAGAAATTAGATAAGTCACTCGACAAGACGGATAAACGCCTTGATAGTGTTCGCGATGCATTCAAGCAGTTAGACAAAGAAATCAAGGTTTTAAAGAAGGATGTCGATGGACTGAATGCCCCCATGCGCCGGGCGGAACAGATAGGAAAAAACTTAAGAAAAGGTTTTATGGATGCGGGTAAGGCCGTTGATGGATTCCTGCAAAGCACCCGTGCCGTGGTTGCTACTATAGCGATTGCTGCCGCTGTTATTTATGGGTTTGGGCGGGCGCTACAATGGGCGGGCGAACAAGCAGAGAGACTAGGACAGCGCAAGGCCGCCGAATCTATAAACGGTCTGGTACTTCAACTCAAGGAATTGGGCGATCAACTCCTGACGCTCACGCTTCCGGGCGGTAGCACCGTATTTGAACTCATGGCAAAGGGAAGCGAAATAGCCATACAACAGTTAAGGATACTGATGGGGGTTATTGAGGCGTCGGCGGCAGGTTACCGGCAGATGGTGATTGATATACAGCGGGCAATTGGTAAACTCGCAGAAGCCACCGGACAAACAACCGAATGGACGCAAGCCTGGCAGGATAATGAAACTCAACTCAATAAAGCTTTGTTTCGCCAGAGACTGGCGTTGATTGCCACCGGTCAATTGACCGAGGCTTACGAAAAACTGGCAATGAGCAACAAGTCCGCCCGACAGTCCAATATCCGCACGGGCGAAAGTCTCGACTCACTTATCAAGAAAAACAAGGCGCTAAACGACACCTACAACCAACGCCTTGCTCGTGAGGAAGCTATCCGCGCAGGGGATGCCCGCGCTCTGGCTGCCGCCAATGCTGGCCTGCGGGGTTCCACTCTAGACCGCAGTAACGCCCGTCCGAATGGCCCCGGTGCGTATGCCAATGGTGGTACAGGAGAAAGAAAGAAATTCAATGGGTTCGGCGGGAAGTGGGACGACTCGATTTATGGTGGGGGCGGTGGAAATACAGGGTCTAATCAGCCAACGATTGAAGTCTACGTTGATAATGGCGCGGGCTTTGAGAAGGCCACCAAGAAGGCAATCTCTAAACACCTACTCAAGCCCATCGCCAACGCCAAAAAGGGCGGGCGCAAGAATATCAAGGGCGGGCGCTAATGTCCTCAACATTCAAGATTGCCACCGTTGCGGCCACTGACCCCATCATTGAACGCTGGGAACAAATTGCTGCGCCTGTAAACGCCATGATTGCCGCCCGCGTCTTGTCTCGGATGCGCTCGGCTATCCTTGAGTTTCCGGTGTTGACCTCGGCACAATACGCGCAGTGGCTGGCCGTGTGCGACATTGACACCACCAACGCGCCGTATATGCCACGGCGCACCGATGCAGTCTACACGACCTCACCCGAAGCGTTCACGGGCACAGCAAAACCGCCCGGAATTGACCTGGCTTACACCACGCCCTACCGCTATCACTTTCTCGGTTCGCGCCATTCTACGGGCGTCTATTTGTATGATACCCAGATACAGGTCTACATGACGCGCCAGTACACATTCGAGGCGGGCAATGGCCTTTGAGATAGACGGATCACCCGTCAAAGACCCGATCTCGTTTGCCTACGAGGAAGTATTTACACCCCACGACGACTCGCACGGCTTCCATGTGCCGTCTGCTTATCGCGCATCAGTGGCGACCTTTAACGTCATGACACCCGCGCAGTTTGAGGATTGGGTTACGGCTTATGATGGGCAACCGCATACGATAAAGTGCTATGCGCCCAACTCCAACAGCCTGACGGATTACAGCAACGTCTACATCGAAAACCTGAATACCGAAATAAGCACGGGGCTGTATTACTACAACGCCTCATTCCGTGTCTGGCACATCTCGCCCGCTGGCCTGTCTGCCTTTGGCGAGACCGATGTATTCAATCAGGATGATGATGACGTAGGCAATAACCTGCTATTCACCCACCCGCACGCCCTGCTCGGCATGGGACTGGCGAATCATGTCCCCTCTGTCGTTTGGACGGGCGCAATCACCTCTACCCCAGTATTCCCCTCAGACGGTACGGGTGTGGGCACACTGGACGTATCCACCTCGGCAGGGGCATACACGGCGGTGCGGGAGGGTATGGTGGTGATGATTCGGGCAGGCGGGAGTGACTACTACACCAATGCCCGAACGCCCCCGACCTCATCCGAGTTGTACATTGACGGTCTGGGTGACGGGACACTGCTCGGCTGGGGGTCACCCACCTTCACGGTCTACGACACCTATATCCCCTACACGCGCCGCATCCGACTCATTAGCAACGTGGAATATATAAACTTTGATTTAGCTTACACGGACGAGAATGAGAACTTTGGCCCACAGGCGATATTCGGGAGTACGGCTATCAAAAATGTCGATGGGTCGGTTGATTTTGAGTATGACGCTTCCGACTCTATTGCGTGGACACCTGGTTCGACTATTGTCGATTATCTTTTTGAATGGCCGGATGGATCGAGTACATCGGGGGCAAGCCCTACAGCAACATTCACCACATCAACACCCTATCCTAACGGGGCATGGTCACACTGTACGGTTACAGATAGCAACGGCGACACCCACACCGGACACAGACGTTTATTTAAGTTCGATTCGCTCAACCCGCCAATATTAAATTTCTCTGTCGAATCCTTCTCCGGTTCGTGGGGGGATGGGGCAACGGCTGAAATAAAAATATCCGATGTCGCCTTGCAGAGTACAGGGTTTACATCCCCGCTCGGCTATGTGGTCTTATTTGGTGACACCGCCTATGGGTCAACTGAAGCGAATGTCTTGATAGACTGTGCCCCCCAGCGTCAAAATGTCTGGATAGAAGGGTTTGTATTGAATACCGACGTTGAAATGACGGGCGGGTCAATCAACTACACCTACCAGATAGGCACGATTGATAAGCTGCTGGATACCCTTGACGCCTTCCCGATTATGATGGATGAGTCCGTAACGCCTACCTCGTGGCTTGAGATGTTCCCCAACTCCATCAATAACAATGCCTTCCACTTGTGCCGCTGGCGTTCAACGATTATAGACATTACCGATGTCTATATGACTAATCTCGATCATACCGTTCGGTCAATGAAATACTTTGACGCCTCAGCGGGAACACTGTGGGCGCAAATGAAGCAGACCTACGCCCGCATGATTGGCGGGACAGTCAGTTGTGATGCGCATGGTCGTATCTTCTTTGAGCAGGATGTGATGATTAGCGATGAAGGCACAGACGCGCATCTGGCCGTGATTGCGGGCGGTAATCAGACGCTGTTGCAACCCTATGTATTCGGGTTCGCCCCGCCTGCCTATGTGCGGCCTAACTCACAAGTGGTCAATTACGGCGTAGCATGGGACGGGTCTACCGCAACCCCGATTGGAAGCCGTTCGCCCGATGACCCAATAGCCCACGGCTCAAGCAAAGAGATTATCAATGCGGGCATATTCGCCACGCAGTCTGAAATAGACCGATGGACAGGAAACAGGCGGGCGCAGTTGAACAATACCCAGCGCACACGCACCTACACGACTTGGGGCATTACCCGCATCGACTGTACGCCCCAGCACTCATTTGAGCTAGGCTATCAGGGCGAGGCGCAGATACCAGTATTGCTTCATGTCATCCGCTCCTACAGCTGGGAGTTTGACCAAGAGAACGGTATGGCATGGTGTACCTACGAATTGGAACGCTACACGGGTACAGTTGGGTCACGCGATAACAAGTCACCGAACGGGATTGAGATTGACTTCTACAGCTTCTAGGCCAAGACGATGAGTGACCGAGACTTTGATAACGCGCTAAACGACTTCAACAATGCCATTGCAGGCGTGGATCAGTTTGAAGTCATGTACCTGGGGGACGGCAACGGAAATACCGTCGTGCCGGGTGACCCTGCGCGTGTGTTCATGCGGGATAGGGCGGGCAACCTCACGCGGGTCAATCGCGGTGACATCTCTACTGCCCTGCCTGCGGGTACGCCATTCTTTGTCGGGAACACAAACGGGTTCGACAATGGCTACCAGACCGTCCAGAGCATCGCCTACCCCGCCATTGCCAACTACGACGGGCGCAGCGGCCTGACCGCCTACCTGCCCGCGACTGCCGTGGGCTTTGGCGATGCGTCCAACAACCTGACGGGCGATGCGGCGCATCTTAAGTACAGTGGCGATGTCCTTCAAATAGACTACGAGGGGGATTCGGGCGGTGTGGCCGCAAAAGCGTCGGTATTTCTCACTGTTCGTTCCCCCAATGATATTCCCGTATTCTCTGCCCGTCTGGCTGATTGGGATGGTGTCGATTCGTTACCCGTCGCATCGGGTCGGCGCGCCCTGAGCATGCAAGCCTTCGCCTATGGCGATACGGGATTTAGCGGTTCATCTAACGGGCGTTTTGAGTTTGTCACGAGTGAGTTGCAGGCGGATGGATCGCACGGCATGGCGTGGTGGCTATGGGTCACGCCAAACGGGACGGACGTAAAGGTCAACGCGCTCAAAGCCCTGAATGGCGGTCAGGTGGCCCCGCAACTCGGCTTTGCCTTGCAGGGCGCTATCACCCCGGCCACCATTACCGCCGATGAGGATGATTACGCCCCTATTGACGCAGTGTCCAGCCTGCCTTTCACGTTCGCCACTCGTATCAATATCGACGGGGACGCAGACCACTCCATCACAGGACTTGACTCAACCAATGTTGTGGATGGGCAGGAATTTACGTTCGTCAATACATTTATATTCAATTTCAGGTTTATAAATTTCTCGAGTTCATCTCTGGCGGCCAACCGGTTTTTATTTCCGAGTGACATTATCCTGCCGCCCGACTCTACCCTGACGATATATTACGATGCGTCAATATCGCTCTACCGTTGGAAGGGCGCAACTGGTACAGCCTCCACCATTAGCGGCATTGTCCCCCCGACTCTCATTGCCGACACCGACTACACTGCCACCATCAACGACAGAACCATCGGCTACACGTCGCTCTCTGCTGCCCGAACGGTCAGCCTCCCGCCTACGGGGAATGTGCCCGAAGGTTTCACGCTAACCGTGAAAGACCAGACGGGCACGGCTTCCACATGGAATATTATCATCGATGGGGACGGCACAGAGACGATTGACGGGGCAACGACGCAGACTATTAATAACAACTATGGGTCATTCACCCTGTACAAGTCAGGAAGCGCCTGGTATATCGTATGAGTAACATCGCCGCGATGGTTCGCATCCCTTACAAGGGACTGGACGCCGCGACAATGGCGTCTACTCAGATATACACGACGCTCAACGGGACACAGCGGTTTTACCCCACCGACATCGTTATCGCCGGAAAGACCGTCACGACCTTTGTGGCCGTGGCAACCCTGTCTATCGGCACAAACTCCGCCACCTACAACAACATCCTGACCGCTCAGGCGCTGACGGGCGTTACTGCCGCGAACAAGATGCTACGGTTCTCATTGGCCTTGACCGCGATTGACAGCATCCCACCCAACACCGCCATATTCGCCAATGTCAGCGTGGCCGCTCTCGCGGCGGCGTATACGGTGGATGTGTACGTGGTGGGGTATTATGATTGATACACCGACAAAACGAGTATGGTGCGGGGGCGGTTACGAATACCACGTAAGCAACCCGTATCGTTTCTGGTACGTCATCTTACGGTCATCTAGAGCCTTGCAGACCTTGTCCCAATCGCCGCCGCTAGGTAATGTTTCGGTGGTGATGGGTATTTCGTTTTCGTCTTGGTGGTCAATATGTAAACCACCCTGCCCACCACTGTTAGCGATCAGGAAGTCAAAATCGTCCTTGTCCATGTATGGGCGTGATAGTAAATCGCCGTTTCCAAATTCCACCTCCATCATGTCGTAGTAATCAAAGTCAATCTCAATCGGCACGGTGACCTGTGCGATTCTATTTCCGCAACCGTCACAAAACTTACTATTCATGTACCGCCCGTAAAACTCACACTTGGTATTCGGGCAGGTTATTTCCTTGCGCTCCGATGGAATCTTTACTTTATTGATAGCCAGATACGGCCCAAGATAAATATTCATAGACATACTCATTAGCGTCTCCTTTATTGAAAATAATTCACCAACACCTCGCCCCTCCCAGCCCCCGTACCGCCTCCCACCACCCGCTCACGGCATCCGCAGCGCCGGACGAGACGGAGAGGGCGAAGGTGGCTGAGGCGAGGAGAAACAGGAGGGAGAGCAGGAGGAGGGCGTGAGGGCGGGTCATAATTCTAAAAACCCTAGTTTCAATAAGTCATCACGGAATCCATTTTCAATGCTGGTAAACGGCCATGTAGTTATCAAGTCCTCGTATCCGTTATAACACCCGTTGTCACAGGCGAATTCCAGAAGCCATCCCTCACCTGTCCAGTAACACCCTGGGAATACCGCGCCGTTACAATCTGGACATACTTCTTTGTTTGGTTTCGGCATAACCCAATCACTACGAACTACTGCGTTTGTCTCCGTCATCCTTCGTCCCTCCGTATCCTTTCCGCCGCCGTGGGGAGCGGGGCTACCATTCAATCAAAACGCCATCGAACGGCAACGTGTAGTTGTAGTCAAAAAATTCGTACATCGCTAAGATAGAGTCAAACCCGTCGCCAGTAGCAAGCCGATACTTCTCTTGGTTATTCAATATCTTGTTACCGAGAATGATAAAGTCATTCGTGATACTGATAGGCTTGACATCCTTACAGGTGGCATCCATCAGCTTGCGTCGCCCTGATGTGCGCTGCAACTCCCATAAATAAAGGGTGTCGCCCGGTTTGATATTTCCGCGCTTGCGTAACTTTCGTATGGTAGTGCGCTTCTCGCCTTGCTCGACCTTTGTAGAAAATTGTTTCTGAAAACTAATTGCTGGCATCTGCCTGCCCTTCCCCGCCATCCGGTTCGCCGGTGACGATAACTTCGCAATCTTCGGGGGCAATCCAACCACTAATAACGATACGTGCCCCTGAGTGAAATCCGGCGTTCTCCACATACCACTCGTTCTCTTTATCGTCCCACTTGGCGGTAAAGGTTTCACCAACGCGCAAGCTGTACCACCGAATAGGGGTTGTTGCTCCCGTCACCTTCACCCGTACCGTTTTCTGTTCGCTCATTTCGGCTCCCGTTCTAAAACGGCTAGGGCGGCCAATGCACGTGTGCGGGCGGGACAGGTTGCCACCCGATGCAGTCCGTCCCATATTATGGGAACGCTGACATCGCAAGCCTTCATTAGCGCAAGCGTGTATTCGTAAGTCAGCCCCCGCTCCCCGATAACCGCTTCCACGAGTCGCATGGCGTTGAGGTCTTTTAGTGGATCGGGAATGTATGATTTCCCTTCGTGGTCTGCTGGGAAATACTCAATAGACTTTGGCATACCAGATGCCTCGTCTATCACCCACCCCATCGCCACGGCCAATCGCGTCCGAATCTGTTCATCGCTCAGGTCGTTAGTCATGGGTGGCCTCGGTGGTCAAAAGGGTTTTGTGAACCGATACATTATGGTTATTCGCTTTACGCCATTCCGATTCGGCCTCTTTCAAATCCGGAAGTCTCGAAAACTCCGGGTCTTTAGCGTGGGCGATAAAGGATTGAACATAGGATACAAGATACCTGGTATTCATGTTGTATGCCTTTATCGCCTCCTCCATCGCCCCGATGCGTTCGTTTGCGGTGGCGAGTTGCCTAGATAGGTGTCGTCTAAGTTTCCGTTCAGCGCGTTTCTTAGAATTGGCAGACAGGAACATCTTGAAGTTGCCATGCATGTCATCTACGGCGGAGTTACATTGTTCCTGTAGCCACTCGGCATATTCGCGATACTCTTTTGTTGCAGTCGTTCGCTCCGCTTCCGCAGATGCGCGGGCGGCAGACTCGGTTCGGATTCGGGCGAGTAACGATAGCGCCGTGGGCGGGCCAAAGGCGGCGATGTGCCTTCCGTTTCCGTTGAACTCATCCATATCAGCACCATCAGGTGCGACATTTACAACAAACGAATTATCACGTTTTAGGAAACTATCGCCGTATTTGTCGGGTTTATAATATCTAGGTGAAAGGCATTCGTTTTCTCCGATGTGAACATGCGGGTATCGTCCTACCTTATGGCATGATACCCATTCACATTGACTGGCCGCCTTCGCGATCCGTTCCAGTTCGGCCACCTGTGCGTCGGTGGCGGGTGGTGTGTCATTTGGCATGAGTTTCCTCCATCAGTTCCTTTTGATATACTCGCCTTACTTCCAAGTTACCCTTACCATCCAATACCGCCTGAGTAGTTACGGGATATTGCATCACCCAATTGGCGAAACAGTCGTCATCACAGAACGGAATGAGATGCCACATCTTGTAATCCATCGTTTCCTTGTTACAAAATCTACAGCGTAGTAACGACCTCATGGTTTTTCCCCCTCCCCCATCGCCCGTACTGCGGCGGCGAGACGGTCAACAGAATTGTGGTAGGCAATCTGTAGTCTTTCGGACTCTCTGAGATAAGAACCCCATTTCATAGCGCCCTGACCTTTCACTACATGCTTATCCCATGCATCTCTCTTATCATCCCAATCTTTGACGGCTTGCAGTAATTCTGCCACCGCTTCTCCGCCACTGGCCGCTGGGGACGGGGCGCAAGCCGCTATGATACTGGCGATATTATCTGCCGTTCCACCACCTGTAATGTTTATGTATTGGGCGATTTGTTTCGCGGCGGCTAATGCCCACTCCGGCACAGGAACATTCGCATCGTGTTCGGCGTCGTCGGGGCGGCTAGGGCGTGGCATGGGACACCTCGGTTTCGATTCGTTGAGCGGTAAAGAAAAACTTCCATTCGCCACTAACGACATTAATAGCCATGTTCTCTACGTCCTGAAACTCAATACTATGTTCGGCAAGAAACGAACGGATAGCGTCTTGGTTGGCGTTCCATTCGGCATCCTGGATACGCTTCTTTTCTAGGTCGCGTGCTTGCGATTCTTTGTTCCATTCCGAGCGCACGCGGTGATATTCCTCCAATACTTTCTGGAAGTCGTCGCGTGTTTTAGCGCAGCGCGAACAAAGTTTATCGGCTTCCGATGGCAAAGGAATTAGGTCGCGTGAAAACGTAGACCAATAACGAACAACGCGCCCGCAACGGGACACCCCCATCTCGACATCCTTTTTGTATCCTCGGTCATAGTAATCGCCAATGCGATCAACGATATGGAATGTCTCGATGTATTGGTTGGGTGTTTCGCTTTTTACGGTCTGAATCAGGGGTAGTTCTCTGTTTCGGATATTCTTTAGGTCGGATGTTTTGATAGGTGCGCTCATTTCGTTTTCCCTTTCGTGTACTTATTATATTCCTAGTTGACAAATATTGTCAAGCACGAGTATAATATGAACATGACCGAAACGAAAGAAACAACTACCAGATGGAAGTCCTTTAGTATAACCGACGCGGAACTGGCGCTATTGCCGGAACTTCGCAAGGCGTACAAGTGCGCGAATGACAGTCATCTATTCCGTGAACTTATTGCCGATGCGAAGCGCCGATTAGACAAGCGCAAGGACAAGCTGAAGGCTATCCGCATCGCCAAGAAAGCAGGACTCGCCCAATGACCACATTTATAAAGATTTCAGAACAGGAAGTAGTAAATATGAACCACATCATCCGAGCCGAAGCACTCAAGGATGGTGATATTCGTCTGGTTATGAACGAAGGCGCCCCCGATGGCATTATTGGTTTCACTCGCAATGTAACGGGTGTGTACGCCGTTTACCTGATGGGAGTGATGTTTGTTAATGCCATTGGGCCAAAGGTTGAGCCGAATGACCCAGCCTAACCTCACCCCGCACGACCTCATCGAACGCGCCATTATCGCGGCTTCGGACATTGACGCCGAGCGCCGGAACGCTTTGAGCGTGTGTCGGCAGTTGTGGAGCGCACTGGACGCCGACACGAACGCAGACGGCAAGTATGATAGTCCGGCGGTGGAACGGTATCGGCGGGCAGTGATGATTGGAGATAATCATGTACGAAAATCATAATGTAAGTGAACTACTCGGTAAAACCTGTGTCAGCGTTGAGCAACTGGGAAACGATGAAATTGTTTTCACGCTGGACAATGGCGAGATATACAAGCTCTATCACTCGCAGGATTGTTGCGAGTCGGTGAGTATTGATGATGTGGTTGGGGAATTGTCGGACTTAGTGGGCAAGCCCCTATTGATGGCCGAGGAAGTTTCGGATGAAACCAACCCCGGCGCTCGTGATACTTACGATGAGAGTTTCACTTGGACGTTCTACAAGTTCGCCACTATCAACGGGTATGTAACAATCAAGTGGTACGGGACTTCTAACGGTTACTATTCTGAGTCGGTTGACTTCGACAAGGTGACCCCATGACCCCCGCCCACCGCGACCCACTTGCGGCAACGCCGAAGCCCGTAAAGCTAACACCGCTCCAGCAAGAGGCACTAAACGAGTTGGATAAGCCCGATAACAAAGCGCACTTTTCACCATACATGGGTAGATTTGGCGGGGCTTACTGGTTTATCTCAAGTAACTTCAAGCGATGTACGAAGCAGATTGAAGTCCTTATCCGGGTTGGATACCTGAAAGAAAACAGGGGCAACGGATATAACAAAATCACCGCAACCATCACCGAGGAAGGACGCAAGCATGTCACAAAATGAATCGGCTACCCGCATCGCCCAACTCGAAGCGCAACTGGCGGCGGCAACTTCCTTACGGGATACCGCCGAGGAGCATCGCGACCACTATGACGGCAGGGTTGCTACTGGCATAGCTTCCAATCCAATCACGATTGAATATTGGCGAGGTCGCCGTGATGAGGCCGGTTATTTTCGTGACCAGTTGGACAAGGTTATCGACTCCGCCCCTGCCGCCGTGGGCGAACAAGACAACTACGCCGAAGCGGTTGCCTTTCACCCCCGCGCCATGAAGTTGATTGGGAAGCGAAAGAACTTTATCGTCATTGCCGATGATGAGCCTTACTACTTCGACGCCTACCGAATGATACGGCGATGCGAGGTAGAGAAAGGCACTTGGACGCCAGAAGATGAACAGATATTCAAGGACACATTCCCGCGCCAATTCTGGGAAATGGAGCATGACGATATTATGCTGGCGAGGCCATTCGACCCGCCTACCACCCTGGCAGACAGGAAACGATAGACGATGGAATATTGGACGGACGACGTTAATGGAATCGTAATCGGTGAGCAGGCACATCCGTACCACTTTTATACGCTTCCCAACCAAGACCCGAATGGAGTAGTGTCATTTATAACAAAGCGGTGGTTTGAATACGACTCGGAGGCGATTGAATGGTTCAAGGAAAATTACCCGAAGGAATATAAACTAGGAGCAGAGATGCGCGTGTACGACTAGCCGCACCCGCTTGCGGGAACGAACGACGAAAGGATTGACGATGACAGAACAAACAGTAGTAGACCTTGATGATTTAGTAGGTGAACACAAGTTGAGCGGCGTTGATATGCTTGACGAAAAAGGCGAATACGGTAGCGCGGCAGTAATAAACTTCGTGCTTGATGGCAAGACACACACCGCCGTTGAAGACCCCGATGATGGATACCGTTCGGCTCTGGATAAGGTGTTCGTCAGCGACAAGAAAGTCGTAAATATGTTCAAGCCCGTCAAGGTGTTGGGTGTTCGCAAGACCGGACACGATGACACAATACAATTCCTTGATAGCAAAAACGGAAAACTTATCCTTGAGGTTGGTACGGATAACAACGATGATTATTACCCTTCGTTTGTAGGGAATTGGACGCCCGAAAATATGGCAGTGAATGAGGATAAGGCAAAGTAACCGCCCCCCGATGGCGAACACGTAACGGGAAACACGGACGACAACAAGGAATAGGATATGACACAACAACTCGTAAAAGCAAACACAACCGTACAGGCATTTGGCACTAGCGACGAAGTGAACGCGCTGGATAAGCGGCTCAAGGTGATGCTTCCCGGCGCAGACAAACTCAATCAGGGGCAACGGCTGGCGCTGGCACAGGCGGCGATTGCCCACGGGCTTGACCCGTTCAATGGCGAGATTTGGATGATACCGGGGCGCGGCCTAATGGTGGGTGTCAAAGGCCTCCGTAAAAAGGCTCACCAACAAGTCAAGGGGAACTACTGGATTGACTTCCGGTTTATCGACAGCGAAGCAGAACGGGCACAACTCCGTATCCCTACGGGCGCTCTGGCCTATGAAGCCCGACTGTTTGACACCGAGAACATCACCACCTACACCACGGCAGTAGGCAGCCTGACTAAAGCCGGTATCCCGTGGGAGGCCGTGGAGCGCATGGTGGGCAGTAAGCCCTACACAAGCGGCATAGGTGTCCTTGCGCCGGGCGAACAAACCAAGATGCAGCCGATGCAATGCGCCATGAAGCGGGCTGAGGCCGACGCAATCAAGCGCCGCTTTGATGTGCCCTTTGGCATGGAAGTTATTGACGATGACCAGCTTCCAGACGTTGTACCGGGCGATTTCGTGGTGGTAGACGAGCCAAAGCAGCCACATGCTACAGAAACCGCGCAGGGCGTCACTGAGGCCGAATACAAGCCCGACCCCGCCGTGATTGAGAAAGAACACGCTGAACGGCTGGCAAAGCGCAAGGCTGAGGCGCAATCACTGTTTCAGGAATAACCCGCTCCCCGCAGGCCGAGACGGGAAACGAACACAGACGAAAGGGAACTATGGGACTAGATACTACACATGACGCATGGCATGGGGCATACTCAGCCTTCCACCGATGGCGCAAGGAATTGGCGCGGGTAGCGGGGCTTCCACCACTAGAACTCATGGAAGGGTTTTACAGTAACGGTGGTGACGGCGATCCCTTTTGGGCAACAAGCCGACTAAGCGATTTAGAGCAGTGGAGAATTAAACAGCTTAGAGAGGCATTGCCTATAAAGTGGGAGTCTCTGAAACCCGACCCGCTCCATGAACTGCTGTATCACTCTGACTGCGACGGTGAAATTCCGTGGCAGAACTGCAAGGCCATTGCTAAGCGCCTAAAGGAACTAATACCGCTCCTGCCTAAAGAACCTGATTCCGGTCACATTGGTACATGGTCTGAAAAAACCCAACAGTTCGCAGATGGTCTAATGCGGGCTTATAAGGCCAAAAAGAACTTGGGTTTTCACTAGAAACAACCCCGCCCCCGTTCCCCGCTCACCTGGGCGGGACGGGCGGCGGGGGAATAGGAAAGGGAATGACAATGGAAATCAAACAAGACGGCAACAAGGTAGTAGTAACACTCTCGGTAAAACTGGCGTACACGAATTACAATTTCCCATTCTCGTATGACTGTGGGGCGGAGTGGATCGCCAAGATGTTGTCACAGGAATTACGGGTGATGGCAAGCGACAACCTGGCTCTGGTTCGCAAGAAGGCGTACCTGCAAGGCGTAGACGACAAGAAGAAGCGCAAGACGCTGGCGAACTGGTTTACCGGCGCATGGGCTGACTAGCCCCCCGCGTCCGAAATCGGGTAGGGGCTTGCGCTCGGTGGGGGTTGACACGGGGGCAGCGGATGCGGTAATATAATCACAGTTCGATGCAGTCACAAAAAGAACCGCCCCGGCATGGCAACCGGCAAGCGATGGAGCATAGCAACCTAGAAACCTTAAATGGTTTTGTACAGGCGGTCTACTCACACCTTGCTATGCTCCAGTGATTGGCCGCCAGCCAGCCGCCTGTACAAAGTTATTTAGGGTTTTTTGTTTTTACACGAGTAGGCAAGTGGCAAGCTAAAGATGACGTTTTCCAGATAGGTATAGTCTGGGTCATCACTACCGATGGTTCGACTCCATCCTCGTGTACTACAGGCCAATCACAAGTTTCCAGAGCAGCGGGCAGGATATGACCGGAAGTCCCGCGCTGATGATACTAAACTCAAGTGCGAGGCCGTGGCGCAGGCGCTATGCTGGACACCTGAGAGGTATGCAAGCAAATCCGCCGACCCAGATTCAACTCTTGAGAGACTCCCTGTCCGGTGGGCAACGCCGAGAGGCAATGCCAGTAGTAGGGCATACGATGCAGAGCGGTAAAGACCGACCTGGGCGCATCTGTTACGGAACAGTAAAGCATCGTGTGAGCGGCGGCTAGAACGTTTGCCAGAAACGATACTGGCAAGCAGGCGGACAGTAAGCCAATACACTGTACGATATACGCATGTCACCTGTTTATCTATGGATTCTCCTGCTCCCTAAGGGGAGAATCCAGCACACACCGAAACCGCATTATCACCTGCGGTCATCTCTCACAAGCGATTTACCCCTGCCGGACAGGACGCCTTATAAGACACTGACGAACACACGAAGGCGGCTAAGATGAGATACCCCGTCACCCGAAATACTGATCTAAAGTACAGGTTACAAGCATGGGCGTTCCTGCTATTGTAAGTGTGCTGCCGTTCCCGTCCAACAGTGGCGACATTGCGAAATGGATAAGAGCGGCGGCAATTCAATACAACCACGAAGGACACGACATGAAAAGAACAAACCCCCTCATTACAGACTGGACGATACGAAAGTCGCTTGCCCAGGCATTGAATTTTTGTCGCCATGAAGGCGGCCTGTCCATCGGCAGCCCGACCAGTTATGGCCGCCCAGAGGCTAAGGCGCGTCGGACATGGGCGAAACGCGCCGCCAGAGCAACCGCCCTGACGATTCAATACAACGAGCGCGAGGGCGACCTTCATTTAGGCGAGAAACCGGAAAACGCTGATGAAGGATTTGACTGGGAGTAAATTTTTCAATGAAAGCAAACTTTTATACCTGGCTAGCCCATGATACGGCGGCCAAAATACTTTCAACTCTATACGCAGACTCAAAGATAGGAAATTATATTGACGAGGAATGGAATGATGAAGTTGTGAAACAGGTAGAGGAGGGTATCAAGGAAATAATAGACTTCCATGTTTCCAAGAGCAGGCAGATAAATCACACGAAATGGGGAAATCACCAATGAGCCGCAAAGTCGTTTTTGAATTTGATAAATTAGGTCTTGACCGCTGCACCTGCGGGATAGGCGAGACGGCAAGAGTCATGTCGATGAACCATGCGTCCAATTGCCCGGTACGCCGAAAGTATGAAGAATGGGGCGCAATGTCGAGTATTTCGGATGTAAATTGGTTGGATATGTTAGAGCCTTTACATGATTATGAAGCAGAATACGACGCCCGTTTGATTGCCGAGAGTATGAGGATTTTCAAGACAATAATTGATAATGACGGCGAATTACTGCGGGGTAAACCGGATGTTGATTGCCAAACCTGTGGCGAACGCCCTGCACTAGAGAATACCCAGATATGCCCCGAATGTTATTTGAAAGCCGTAAATGAATTGAAACCGTTGACGCAAAACGAACTGAATATACTGGAAGCCGACTTTTTCAATGAGCCGCGCCCGACAGAACTTACTTATGCCGATGCTCGCAATCAAGAGCGGGTGGATAAGATTGAGAAGCTGAGAAAGGCGATGCTGCCATGACCGCCGCGCAACCCTTCCGGCATCCGAAACGGGAAACGATACGGGGGATACTGAAACAATACATTCAGGGCGACATTGAGGTCTGCTTAGGGGAGATTGAATCAGCCTTAGCGCCAAAGAAGAAGGGAGCCGCAGATGGAGAAGCAAAAGAAACTCAAGCCAATAATTTATATCCCATTGCCGAAGCGCTGGCCTATGTTTGTAAAATGGACATCACCCTCAATCGGGGTCGTCTATTCCGAGAAGCCAAAGCCCTGGCGCTGGCCGGAGCGACCCCTGAGACGATAAAGGCCAACTACAACGGTGACCCTAAAGCGTTCTGGCGGGCAAGTGACTGGCGCGGCCAGAAGGGGCAGCCACCCAAGCCGGAGAATGTGCGCGAGACGTGGGGCCAGTGGAATACAATCGGGCAGGTGGTTGGCAGTGGCAACAAGGGGTTTGATACCGTGGTGAACATGCTGAGGCAGATGGAGGCCAACAATGGCGACTCGTGAAAGTATTATCAAGTGTATCGGCCTTCTGTCATTGGCCTATCCCCATTATCAGGATAAGGTCAATGAGCCGATGGTGAATTTGTACGTGCGGATGCTGTCTGACCTTGAGGATGAAAGCCTGCAACTGGCCGCCGAGCATTGTATCGTCAACGGCAAGTTTTTTCCCTCCATCGCAGAGTTACGCGAGGCGGCAGCCCGAATTGAGACGGGCGCGGATATATTGCCATCAGCTACCGAAGCCTGGGGCGAGTTTTGCAAGATTACGCGGCGGTTGGGTTACTTTGAGATACCCGTATTCGATAACCCCATCACGGCAAAGGTGGCGCAGGCGTTAGGCTGGAAACAGTTGGTCGAGCATGACAACGAGTCGGTGGCACAGGCGCAGTTCCGGCGCTTGTATGAGGACTACCAGAAGCGCGGCCTGAATGACGTAATCAAGACACCGGCGCTCAAGTCGGCAGAGGGTCGGGCGCTGGAAATGATGGGCGGTGTGGTCAAGCAGATAGGAAACGGCAAATGACCGCAAACATACTCAACATTTTAGGAAAGATAACGACAGCCACCATCACCGGCGAACCGTTCACTATGACACCGGATGAGGCCACGGCACTACAGGCCATGATTGACAACCTGATTGACCAGAGCGAACGCAAGCCGCCCGTGGTGAGTGCGCAGGACTGGACGCTGTTCAACAACACCCAAACGGTCAGTGAGAACTAATCGTAATCCGCAGCCGCCGAGCGGGGCGGGAGAGAAGGAAAGGTGAATGATGACAATCAACATGACACCCATTAAGCAATTACCGGATACATCCGATGTGGATGCTCCGGCAGAACGCGATTTTAGAAATATAGTGCGAACCTACAGGCCGATTGGATTCGGGCGCATGGCACAGATTATCAGCGAAGAATGGCGGCGTTACAGCCCACGTAGCGGTGGATTGTTATTCGTCTGCCCAAAGTGTGACGAACTGTATATTTACGATTGGCGAATTACGGTCAAAAAATACATCAAGGAGTTTTTCGGAAAATGAATAAGAACCTCCTCGCCGTCGTCCTCGCCGTGGCGAACGGGGCACGGACGCATAGGGCGATTTGTGAGGCCACCGGTATCAAGAGTCTGGCGACGACGCGGTGGTGGCTCGTGAGGGCGAAGGCGCAAGGGCTGGTTGACTTTGACCTGGACAAGGCCAGTACGATACGGAGAGGCGAATTGCTTGCCACATGGCGCGACAAGGGCGAAACGAAAGTCGGTATCGTCACGGTCATACAGGATTTGACGTAACCCGCCCACCCGCCTTCGGGCGGGAACGGTAACGGACGGGGACGATGGAGGATAGGATGATGACACTACACGACGACAACGATGATGATATTTTCCATGATGACGGATTGCCGCGCAAGATGAATCCTAAACAAATGGGAGAAGCGGCGCAATGGCAATTCCGAAATGAAACGCTGGCGAGTGTTGGGTTGTGCATTAATGGATGTGGCAGGAAAGTATTTGACAGGCCGGGCGCTCGATTGTGCGGTGAGTGTTTCCTGAAAACACTGGACGTAATGATGTACGAGGCGGATAAGGATGCCGACGAATGAGCGACATGCCCACTGACCCCGTTGCACCGTACCAGTCGGAGGAACGAAGATGACATACCCGAATCAGGATGATGAAGTTAGGAAACTAGATAACCAGTTAGGCGCAGCACGAGATATTATCCTTGAGGATAGCCGCCATAAGTGGGAACTCATTCGCGAGATTGAATCGCTCCGTACCCGCCTCGCTTCCGCACAGCGGGAAGCGGCATTGTTCCATGCGAACAGTGATGCGTATATTGGGGCGATGAAGGAAAACGGGGAACTAAAAGACGTTCTCCGTGAAACCGAGGGTTATGCGCGATGGGCGCTTGGGTTGGTAGGGTCGGATGACCGCCATAATGCAATCCAAAAAATAGTTGACGATTTGACATCCGAACTTGCGAAGTCGGACATATTCTATGCTTACATGGCGGGCACAATTCCTATGCCGGATGACCCGCTGATTGATGGCATCGTCTCGCCATCGGGGAGAGAGGACGGGACGGGATGACAAACGTGATTCTTGAAAATGGGTTCTCCAATCCAGAGTCGGAAAAGTTGTATCATAAAAACTGGCCCGACGAACAAAATATCCGTAAACAGAAAGAGAATGGTGGTCAATGCGGAGCGTGTTCAAGTTTTGCGCCACTAAATCCTGATTGGGGGGTATGTTGTAGTCGTAAATCAAGGCATTTCAAAGAAACGGTGTTTGAACATTTTTCTTGTTCCGATTACAGGCAAGAGGGGTGGGGCGCTCATTCGTTCAAGGAAAGGTTTATGCCATGACACAACGAATACCCCCGATGGTGTTTGGAATGGCGGGATACCTCGCCGTTATTGTAATAGCGACGTTTCCTTTGTGGGTTGGTAGTGTTATGGCTCAATCCACCTGCCCTAGAATCGGCAATGTCTCTGTGCGCTACACCGTGGCGAATATTCGCGGTATTAGCGGGAATTGTGGTAGAATAAAAACGTCTAGGGAATTGAGGAGCATTTTGTTTTACCCATAAAGAGCCGCCTGTCCACGATGCTCCAAATTCCCTAGACAAGAATCTGGTAAAACGTGGACGGCGGCTTTTTGTGTGTAAACATGCCAAGAATATACAAAATACGACCAGTCAACGAGAGATTTTGGGAAAAAGTAAATAAAGAATCCTCCCAAGTATTTTTTGAAGGTACTCGTTGTTGGGAGTGGCAGGCTTTTAGTAACCGGGGATATGGAAGATTTAAGGCCTTTGGAAGGATGCACATTGCTCCTAGATTTAGTTATGAGATTGAGTTTGGAGAAATACCCGATGGATTGTGGGTACTCCATAAATGCGACAATCCCTCGTGTGTAAATCCCAAACACCTATTTTTGGGAACTAATCAAGAAAATACTAACGACAGACACTCAAAAGGGAGAAGTGCGAAGGGGGAGGGAAATGGAAACTCGATTCTTAGTGAGCAACAAGTAGTTAGGATTAGGTATTTACGGAAGAGCGGCAAGGCGACACTGTTATCGCTATCAAAAAAGTATAAAGTTAGTGTAACCACCATAAAGAATATAGTCTACAGGAAACAATGGAAATGGCTAGAATAATATATTTATTTTTCGGTTCCCTCGCTGTATTGACTGTAATATCGTTTGGATACATAACGCCTATAAATCAATGGGCGAATATAAGGGGAACGCCAGGTAACTTGGTATCAACTCCGATAGATCGTATAGGGCGCGGTACGAGTGTTCCTGTATGCGGCACTCAAGTTGTCAGGGAAGTGACTTGGTATGCTCTATGTTCTGGCGGCTATGTCAGCGGCGATGTGGTGGTTCTGGTGACGAATACGCCCACACTAACACCCACCCGTACCCCCACCGCAACCCGAACGCCGGTGGTGCAAGTGCCGACGCGGATTGCCACGACGCCAACGGTAGACGAAGTTGTAATCGTGACTATCAATGGCGTCGATTATTTTTGTGACCTTCCCTGTAGTTTCACACTGAGGCGACCATGACCCCGAAACAAACGGAACTGGTTCGGTTACTCTCGCAGGGAATGAGTTTGAAAGAAATATCAAAGCGGCAGGGAAAGAAGTACAGCGCCGTCAAGTGTCTGGCGTGGTTTTTGAAGCGGCGAGTCGGGCAGCCGTTGGCGGTGATTATTTATCGATACGAGGAAGGATTGAGACATGCCCCGTAAATCTACCAGTGACTATCCGTCTGACTGGAAAGACATCGCCCGAAAGTGTAAAGAAGATGCGGGCTGGAAGTGTATCCGTTGTGGGCACGAGCATAGCCCTAAGACCGGATACACCTTGACGGTATATCACCTTGACCTTTCCCCTGCAAACTGCCGATGGTGGAACCTAGCGGCCTTATGTCAGCGTTGCCACTTGCAAATTCAAAACAAGGTCGTGATGGAGCGAAAGTATTACGGACATCACACCGAATGGTTTAGGCCGTATGTCGCGGGTTACTACGCGTTTCACAATGGCATGTCAGATGAGAGGGATGTGGTTATGGCTATGATTGATGAGTTGATATTACTGGGTCAGGGCGGTATCAAGCAGGAGGCGTTATTGTGACCGATAAACTAACAGCGCAACAGTTCAACAAACAAATAGACGAAATCGGCCTAAGCCTGGATGAGAAGCGGTGGCGATTGGCGCGACTGGCATGGCAGGCAAAGCTGGAAAGCCTTGATAATTGGGCGTCCGTCATGGCGACTAATCGCTATGTTAAAAGAACCGAGCGCACCGTGAGAGAATGGGCACAGGTGGCAGAACTGGCCGACAGTCTGCCCCGTCGTTACAATGTGCCGTTCACGTTCTACACGCGGAGCCTGAGATACTTAGACCGCCTGCCCGTGGAGGTCATCATGGATGCACTAGAGCAATCCGAGCAAGACGAAACCACCACCGCCGAATCGTTCTCAACCTTCCTTCGCAACAAAGCTAACCCCATCACTCCTCCGCCGTTCAATTTATCCGACTGGCTTTCGGGTCAATACGAATTATGCACCGACACGATGGGGCTGACGCTGGACGAGGGCGAACTGGATGCGATTGACGCTGTGCGGTCTGCCGTAGACGAGCAGCGGGCGAAACTGGTGAAGGCGGTGACGAAGTGAACAATAATACCGATTGGATAACAGTAGTTTCGAGAGACGAGTATAGGCGGTTTGTATGTAATCGATGCGATGGGAACGAACGATTTGAGTTGCCTATGTCGATGGACGAATGGATAAAGGCGAGTAAGCTATTCATTCAGGCACACAAGGATTGCAAGCCGAAAGTATCACCCGTGAAAGAGTCGGTGGTGGAATGACCACTAAGGCGATAGTTATCGAGGGTCTCCGCATCACCAACCGCGTCCACGCCATCCTGACCGATGCGGGCAACGGGTCAACACCGTTCGTTCACACGGCGGAAAAGCTGTTCGATGCGGGGTATATCGACATTTACTACTGGAGTGAAACGCATAAGATGGTGAAGTACAAGATATGTCCAGCGGGCGAGAGTATCGTGCGGGAGTTGCGGGGGACGTATGCCTAGAAGTTTTATCGGAGCAAAGAAAGATACGTCTCAGCCCGATATTGAAAAGGCGTTCCTCGCGGCAGGGTGGTGTATCTGTGACACGCACGCGCTGGGCAAGAATGCGCCTGACTTGTTCGCGGCAAAGGCGGGCGTGACGGTGGCGATTGAGTGTAAGACCGGCAACAACAAGCGCAAGGATCACCAAGTTGAATGGGGCGAACGTTGGGCGGGTAATTACCTGTGGGGAAGTGATGCTGTAGATTTATTGTTGAAAGCTGAGTTACTTCTGTCAAAGGAAGTACCCTTTTGAAAGGTGACACAATGACCAAAGACGAAATTCTACAGATGCCAGCGGGTCGGGAGTTGGATGCGCTGGTGGCGGAGAAAGTGTTCGGGTGGGTTCCCAAGAGCGTTAAAGGAAAGGTCTATGGCAACCTCTGGATAGACCTTGATGAGAAAATTCGCCTGATACCGTCGCCTTACAGCACGGATATTTCGATAGCATTTAACGTTGTGTTTCAGATGCGCCGCAGTGGTTTTGTGTCGCAATGTAGTGACCTGACAATGGATAGTAACGGTGAATGGTGGCACTGGAAATTTTATGATTATATGAGTAAACAAGACAAGAAATATGATGCTTACGGAACCATCCCCGTTGCCATCTGCCGCGCCGCCCTGCTTGCCGTTGCGGAGGTTGCGACATAGTCCTAAAAGCATGTATACTTACCCCGTCCCTTTCGTTCGCTCCCGCCGACTGCAATCCAACCGGGTACAATCCGCGAGTGTCGGCGGGGGCAATAGGAATTATCAGGAGATACCATGCGTAATATATTCGTCAAGCGTAAGAGCGGTTATTCAGATTGGAAGTTGTGGTGAATCAACTTGCGTTATCGGCGGCTATGGTGGCCTCCCGCTGGTGACGTTGACGATCTTAAACGGGATTTGACTTGGTTGGATTTACCTTATTGTTGTTTTCAAACATGGCGAAGCGTTATCCCTGCCCTGTGCCGTAAAGAGAAAATACCAGCGATGGTTGTGCTAATGGGTGCGCCATTGACCCACTCAGCGTTTATATGGGCGGCGAAAGTCGCTAAAGAAATGGGCTATGGAACGCCCAACAAAACTTAGGAGAAACCATCATGGATACACCGAAACCACCCACCCCCATTCTGACCCCACTACTCGCCCTGCTTTCCAGTCGTAAGTTCCTTCTTGCTCTAGCCGCCTTCATTGGCGCAGCCGTAGCCCGTTACAACGGGGCAATTGACACCGAGACGTTTATCAATGCGACGGTGGCGCTTGTGTCGGTTCTCTCCGGATTGATTACGGTTGAGGATGTGGCAAAGAAACAGGCCGAGGCGAAAATCATGGCCGCAACGGTTTCGGCTGAAGTACAGGCCCACGCACACGAGATGGAAACCGCCTAATCGGGCAACGGCAGGGGGCGAAGGCAAAACTATACTGTGGATGATTGGCGGGGTTATTCGTTATGATAGATTGGTCGGCACTCTCAAGACTTGTACCAGAGTTAGCCATTGTGATGGTATTTATCTGGTTCATTCTCGAACGGGATAAGCGGCAGGGCGTGGCAGAGGAAAAGCGGGATGAGAAATGGCACTCCTTCCTAACCCAGCAACGGGAAGCTAATAACTCAGCCCTCGGACGCCTTGCCGAAGAAATAAAAGCCAACAACGCACAAATGGCGGCGATGACAGGCGTCATCATAGCGCACGATAATCGAACGACTCAGGCCGTACATACGATACCTGTTAGCCCTAGCAATCCGGCTCAGTAGGTCGGGGAGAGGTAATATGGATATTGTAGTTCCCCTAATTATCACAGCCGCTTTTATCTTTGGTGTTGTGATTGGATATGGCGGCGGGTCGTGGGAAGTGCATCGCCTGAAAGCGCAGGTCAAGAAGTTGGAAAAGTTGGTAACGGACAAATGAACGCCTATAAAATCCCATTTATGGGCGGTGGTTGCTCTGCCGTATCAACTTATTGGGAATACACCGATGGCCGCATCCACCGCCGTAGCCCACATCCTATTCGTGTGCGATTCGAGAATGAGGGGCGCGAGGCAGTCTTGACCATATCCGAAGTTGACGAGATCGAATCAAGGTATCTCGGTTTCTGCATTGAAATTAACCAATGGATCACTATTGAGCGCGGCCTATATGTTCGACTTCGCAAGCGCCTTGAATTGGCAGATTATGATAACGCTAGGATTAGTTCATTTTCACCGGATGGCCCGAAGCGCATCTGGCGCACCCATATTACTAATACCGCCAAGCGTCATCCGCGATGTGAATAATTTATGAACTTCTCTATGTCCGACTACCTTGCGCCGTTCATTGACCGAATCAAGTCCCGCAATAGTTTCTGGCAATCCTTCGCCATAGGCGGCCTCATCGCCTGCGCCCTCGTATCGCCCGTCATATTCTTCACCGCTGGTTACCTGTCCATCCCCACAGACCGAATCTTCATGCAATCCGAAATCATCCGCTTGCACGGTGACCTGAACCAGAGCGAGACGGCACAGGCAGAGCTATTGGCAACCGTTGACGCAGTAGACCGCGATGCCTACTGGACGGGTTTCTACAACCACTGCGTGTACGACAAGGGCGTTATGTTTGAGGAGTCCTGCTGGGAAGCGACAGAGAAGGAGATGGGGCGGTGAAAACTCAATTCGGGTATTTTGATTACGCAGGTCAGGAACAACCAACATACGACCCTGGCTTAGATGTTGAGTGCCTTGTTTGTGGCGAGATATTATCCAGTCCTATGGTAACCCCGTCCTTAATGCTAGAGGGAGATAATCGCAGTTATTTTTATCGCCTTCACAAACACTGCTCGGATGGACTGAGCCCCGAACAAGAGAGCGAAGTAGATGGGCTGTTATTGGACACCATTATCAAAGCAAGGAATAATTTGAATTGACCCCGCCCCGTATGCTCGCCCTCGGAACGCTTCTCGCCCTGCTCGTCTGGTACGCCAGTGCCCCGATACGGCGGGCGGTGGAGGGGTTTAGGAACGGGTGGCAGGGGAAGGGTAGGCTATGATGGATATATTATTTTCTGACTACAGGTGGTATCGTAAGATAAAGGGTGGTACATGGTTTCATATAGCCGCGCTACCCTATGGCCCCGGCCCGTTTGTGTGTTGGGTGCGGGAACTACCCAATCACACGCACAACCTGTACGAAACAGAGTCGTATCCGTAAACAAAAAGACGCCGGTGAGGGCGTCTTTTATTATTAAGTGTGACGGTGTGGTGAATAGTATGTATGATAAAACTACGGCGTTACAACTGGCTGAGACGGTGGGCGATACGGAATAATTCCCGATGGCGGTTCAGGTGACTCAAGTCTGAACTTATAATTCAGGGTTGGATTTCTCGCCAGATAATCGTCAAACGTCATTTTACATTGTTCGCAATACTGGCGGGCGGGCAGCCCATCTGTATAAAACATTGATGTATCATCCTCGGAAAACCCTAAACTTATAACGCGTCCGCACAGACCTATAAGCATACTGGACTCATAACCGTCTGGCGTAGTTACCTTATTGACTGCGCCGATGTGCCATAAGTAAACAGGATGGGCGCTATCGCCTGATACTGGTTTAGGATGCTGTGAGGTATATCGGTGCAATTCTGGGTTTAGTGGGCCGTGTTTCATCGTTTGTCTCCTATCGTCTAATGATAATGTTTCGCTCATCGTGTCCGGCCTGGGTAGGGCGCGGTTAGTATTCCTCTGCCCACATCCCGCACATGTCACACTTGCACTTAGAGTATGGGTGGATATTATCTGTCGCACAAACACATTGCCAATGAGTACCGTATTTCTTATGCGCGGGGAAGGCCGGGTTGACCAGCCGCCCGTGTTCCGCTTCCGCCTGCCGCGCCAGAGCGGAGGCGATTATTTCATTCTGCGCTTCGTCTAACTCGGATTCGAGGCGGCACATGGTGGCACAGGCGATACGCAAGGCGAGGCGCTTATGTTTACGGAGACTCTTGATATGCTCAGACATACGGAATACGATATAAAACTTACTTGCGTTTCGCAGTTCATTTAGTGCCTGTGCCATTCGGTGGCGATAAGCCGGGTGTTGGATGGTGGTGTTCGTATGCGCCTTCGCCTCGTAGGTGATGCGTTCGCCGGTGTGGGGCTGGGTGTAGTGCGTGAGCATGGTTTATTTATCTCCCATTCTTTGTTTGAGTACGTCGTATTCGTGGAGTACCGCCATTGCCTGCTCTGGCGTAATCGATTCGGTCATCACATCGGCCATTGCCTTGATAACGTCACGGTGGGCCTGAGTCGGCTGGTAGAGAGCGGTCTTACGTGGTTGACTTGCTTCATAGATCGTCAACTTTCGGCGTTTCACTTCTGATCGAAATCCATTTCTCCCCATCCGGTCAGCCGCTTTACTGAGGGCGGCATAGGCGGATAATTGGGCGGTGGTGTTCGTTCGCATGGTTAGGCGGTTCCTTTCGCGTCTAATACATCTAAGATATCCAGTATTACCGATAATTTACCCGCATCACTCATCTTCTTATCTTCGGCAAGACGTCGTATTTTAGAGATCGCCTTCACCAAGTCCTCGTGTGCGTTGCAGGCCGTGACAAAAAAATCAGCAAGGTCTTGGCTATCCTTATCCTCTGCCGGGCCAGTCAGCGCAACCAGCCCCATGTCGTCGGCATAACACACGCACGAGTGATTATTGATTGCCTTGAATGGGGCAGATGGGGTGTATTGCCCTACGGTTACCTTGCGGGTAAGCCATGCGGGTTTCGGGGTGGGCGCTACTTGCGACTCATTAAACATCGGGTTGTGTGCGTCGGACATATCAAGGGCGAATCCGTCCTCGATGTATTCGCAATCGCATTCCTGGCGCATCCGGCTTCCACCATCGCCCGCAACATCTTCCCAGTAAAAACCTTCACCGTGGCAGGTAGTGCAATAGGGATTGGGCAGGTGTTCGATTTCATCGTCGCTCGGTGCGGGGCGGGAGTAATTTTCGTCAAGGATAATCCGGTCTGTGATGATTGAGGGGTCGCGGTGTTTCATGGTGTTATCGTGTCCTTTCGTTCGGGGGCGGGTGGGTCTAAATCCACCGTTGTCCTGAGTTCCAAAGTTTTGCCGCTTCCTGTGCTTCAAGTAGAACGGCATTTGAGTAATAATCGGGATTCAATCCTGAAAATAGTTTGAAAGATACACCTTTCACATCCCATGTCCACATCGTGTTGTATTTTGCGAATATTGAACGTTTACCTTCGGGTGCTACTTCCCATACGTAAGGGGCGATTTCCTGCTTGCCACTACCTTTGCTGCGCTTGGATTTGGTCTTCTTGCCCATAGTGGTGTTGGGCAGGAATTGACCTCCGTCGTAGTGTTGGCCGTTCATTCCGGTTTCGCCGCCGACTTTGGCGCGTGTGTTCTTGGTGTTGGTTTCGTTTGCGTTCATGAGTACATAGTAAAACAAAACACCCCATCCGAATCGTACAGAAGCGTTGCAGAGCGGGGGACTTTTATTGCGCTGTGCAATATTGACGTTTATCTATTTGACCGCTTGCCCCACCACGAAAACGGGCGTAAAATCAATACATGGACGTTATCATTATCATGTTCCTAATTTTCGCAGGTCTGACCCTGTGGGGCATCTACGAGATTCGGGAGAGCCGCCGCCATGCGAAGTAATCACGATTGGCGCATCTTCACCACGGGCGTGAGCGGCATGGCGGGCTGTAGTACGCTGGCGCTACTATCCCTCTTTGGCGTCGACATCCTGACATGCTTGTACTGGAGTGCCCTGACCGCCGCGCTGTTCGCCTTTGCGACCATGGCCTATGTTGCACGTCCTGTCAGCCATCCCACGCTCGTAGCCGCCCCGGTGGAGCAGGTGGCAAGCCCTAATCCCGCCGTCCCCTACTCGGACGAATGGCGCACCCACTGGCACAAGTTCTTCACCTACTCCCGCGACTGTGGCGGTATTCAGTTCGAGCGGGTCAAGGCGTTCTTTGGCGAACATACCCGACGTCAAGAGGCGCTGATTGCTTGGCGTGAACTTCTCACCCCGTTCATTCGCGCCAGTATCATTGCGCCCATCACGGCAGGCAAGCCGACTGACTTTGTGGCGGGCTACTCGCTGGAGTGGGTGATTGGCCGATTGGACAGCGCCCGCCTGCCCGTCTCGTTTCACAAATATATTCCGGCCTACCCACCCCCTGCCCCGTTCGTGACCCCTGCCACGGGAACGATTACCGTTGCGGAAACGGTCGATAACGCAAGGGAAACAGTGATAAGGGATGGGAACAGTGGTACGGTATCGTATGCGAGGGATGTATGAACGATATGGATTACAAATGGCCTGAGTGTCCCGTTTGCCACGAGGACGAATTGGGCAGCGTCGTTATGCTGAGGTGGCATGGTTGCAATGGTGGTAGACCATCCATAGAGGATTGCAAGCGCGGGGAGTTTTACTGCTATATGTGCGGGTTTCAAGGATTAGTTAAATTCGAAACCGTTGTTACT